AAACGGACCAGTTTTATAATGAAAGGGGCTTGTAGCTCAGCGGTAAGAGCAGTCGACTCGATAGGGTCTTCTTATTAGAAATAGTAAGTTAGCAGAACTTAAATTCAGGGAACGCTTAACGGGTAATGCCGATGCCAATCCTGAGCGAAACCTCGAAAGAGGGACGTGCAGAGACTATAATAGTTCAATCTTAACAGGTTATGCTGAAGATTAAGGGATAGTCCAGACCACAAACTGAAAAGGTAGTGAAAACTATAGTGGTAAGCATAATCGATTGGTCGCAGGTTCGAATCCTGCCGGGCCCACCATTATAAATATTATGACATGGTTTTACGTGCACTGCTATTCATTACGAGCCTACTTGTAGCTGGATGTGCCGCATGGTTTTCAGTACTCGGCATTGCTACACTCTTTAGTGGCAGCTATGTTTCAGTGCTCATCATGGCGAGTGCACTTGAGATTGGCAAACTTGTAGCGACGACCTATTTGCATCACTATTGGACGCATACATCAGCACTCTTAAAAGGCTATCTCGTCACAGCTACACTCATACTCATGTGTATAACTTCACTCGGTATTTTTGGTTATCTATCGTCTGCCTATGCTGTAAACTCAATACAATTTTCTAACATCGACTCCCAGGTTGGGTCTCTTCAAGAACGTAAGAGCGGCATCGACTCTGAAGTCTCACAAATCAACTCACGAATAGAGACACTAAACGCTGCGCGGCGCTCACAAGAAGAACGCTTGCCAAAGATGTCTGCGGCAAATGCACGACCAATCTATGCTGACATTGAAAGAACAGCGGCTGAAATGCAAGCACAGCGCGAGAGAATAGTTCAACTGCAAGACAGCAAGAGAGAGCTTGACACACAAATACAAGAGCTAAAACTCAAGATGTCGGCATCAAAAGACATTGGAACGTTTAAGTTTATTGCCGATCAGTTTAATCTGCCGCTCGATACAATCGTAATGGCCTTTATATGCATAATCATTGCTGTGTTTGATCCACTTGCTATTGCACTGCTGCTGTCATACAACAGCACACTTTCCAAAACACTCATGAAAGACAAGTCAGTTGATGTATCAAATCGCATCTATGACCTGTCTGACGGTCTATAAATCTTATTATGAATCTATGTGAATTGCCATGCAATCATACTGCTATAATATGCAAAGTTCAAGGGGTCGAATGTGCTCGACTTCGTGATATGGGTTTTTGTGAAAATACACATATCACAAAAACCCGCGAAGGAAAAAATATTGTCTGCTCAACATGCGGCATACGATTAGCATTAAATCAGGAGTTAGCTAAGGACATCATCGTTGATGAGTTATAAATAAAATTTTTTGGGTGAATGGCAGAGCGGTTTATTGCACTTGTCTTGAAAACAAGAGTGGCTGAAAGGTCACCGTGGGTTCAAATCCTACTTCACCCGCCATTTTGGAACGTTGACTGAGTGGTCGAAAGTGTTTCCCTGCTAAGGAAATGTAGGGGTGACTCTACCGTAGGTTCGAATCCTACACGTTCCGCCAATGTGTATATATAATTAAAATGCCCGGTTAGCTCAGTGGTAGAGCAGATCCTTTACACGGATAAGGCCGGCGGTTCGAAACCGTCACCGGGTACCACTTCTCCCCCTGAAAAACAAAATGAACTATAATATGAAAAAACAAACACAAATCGTTAAAATTGGTATTGTAGCACTTGCTACACTTGTAAACGCATATGCTGGTACAATCGAAGACGCTCCTTCAGCAGTGGCTCCTGTCGCAGTTGAAACTGCCTATTCTTCCGATAATGTCTGGCGTGGTGCTGATCTAGGTGCAAATGAAGCAAGCGCAATCATCTCAACTACAGCTGAACTTCCTGCGGACGTTTCGTTGGCGCTGAGCGCTGACTATGCAAACGCTGAAACAACTGGGAAGGACGAAGCTACTGAGCTGTCTGCAATCTTTTCTAAGAGCGTTGCTGACTATCTCGTATCTTTGAGCTATACCTGGTATTCGCAGGACTATGCGGGTCAGGAAGGACAAGCGCAAGAAGCTGGTTTGACTGTATCACGTGCAGTTGGTCCAATCGATCTTTCGCTTACTCAGTATATGAGTATTGTGGGTGATAACAATGCTTATAGCGAACTTGCTGCAACATACAGTGATGACTTTGGATCTTCATTGATGCTTGACTTTCGCGCTGAGCTTGGCTATCTCGCTCAAGAAGGACAGTGCACTCACTTTGAAACTACTGTCTCAACAGACATTCCAGTTGTCGAAGGTGTGACTGCAGTTCCGTTTGTCTCATACTCACTTGGTCTTGATGACTCGGTTGGTGTGCACTCAGACATGAAGAATCTTTTCTTCGGTGGAATTGAGTTTAAGAAGTCATTTTAATAGATAATAGAATAAAAACGAAAACGGAGCCTTCTCTATGTTGGCTCCGTTTTTTATTAGTAGAATTACGGGAGTTGACAAATGCAAATTGGTACAGCTACTACGTTTAGACCGTAGGTTTTTCTGGGTTCGAATCCCAGACTCCCGACGTCGAGTCCCTCCTTGCCCACCAACCCTAATAGTTAGTCTTGCCAAAGCTGTAGAGCATCGGATTGTCGCTTGATCCAGTGCCAGTTGTGGTGACATCCTTTTTAGCTGGAGTAAATGCATAAATCTCACGTTGAGCACGATCTGCATCAATCCATACTTCTTTATAGTTGCTGTCGCGAATGAGCAGCATTGGCGCGCCATGAATATGAGCATAGCCAACACACTCTCCACGAATGCTGTCAGAGCCAGAGTGAACTTCTAGATATTTTCCAAAGAGTGGAAACTTGTCTACTTGTCTGTTTACAGTATCGACAGCTGAACCAAGATCGTCTTTGCTTATGAGATCTTTTCCAATGTAGATGCCTTTGCCTTTGGCACGATAGCTCGGAAAGGTTACGATGCCTTCGCTTAATTGTTCTTGAGACAACACATGTGCAGCGGCAGAAACCAATGGGTCTTCTTTGTATGATGTGAAATTATTCATAATCTATCTTATTTATACTTTTCTCGAATTATGAAAATGTATAAATAGTCTTATATGCAACCCTTTGACAACTATAAAAATGACTCTCTTGTGAGTGCTGCAGCAACGATTCTGGAGGGCAAGACTCATGACGAATGTCTTCAAGAAGCGCAGAGCGCAATTATAAAACGCCTATTATCAGAAATTGACAATTTAAATAGAAGTCAAATGCAAGAATTTTTACTTGCATTTGCTGATCATATGGATGAGATGACAAAATATGCATCATCACGTGATCACAAAGGCAATCCAAAAGACGTCATTAAAAAAATAAGTGATCATCTCTATGACGCAGCAAGAGCAGCAAGCGGATTAAAGACTGGTGAAAAGTATGGTTATAATGAAGGTGTAGAAGATGAAGGCGAGACACTGCAGGAATATTACACCGCTAAATTTCCACTTGCTAAAAAGGCAATGGAAGCAGTGCGCAATCTAGATGAAGATGAAATGGAAGATTTCTTATTTGCGCTTGATAGCTTTTTCGAAGAAGGCGAAATGTCTGACTATAAAGAATCAAGCAATATTTCTGCACTAATCTATAAAGCAGCACAAATTTGGAAAAATAGAAACGAAAGATATGCATAAAGACCCGCTTATAGAAGCAGCAACAAGAATCCTTCAAGGCAAGCCCGAAGACTTACAAGAGTCTTTTATGCGTTTGCCTGGACATGTCATCAACAATGAATTATACACGCTAGGCAAATCATTTCAACAATTTGTTGATTCAATAAAACGTGGCGATGACTTTGATCCAAAGAAGATCAACTCACTTATAACTGCATTAAATTCCATAAAGTCTTCTGCAAAAACTTTTAAAGATGGAGAAAGTGTTCCTGTTTCATATCAGTATGGAAACGTAAAGGAAGCTGCTGAACAAGACGCAGGCGAATATGACGCTGAAGGCAGCATGGCTAAAAATGCACTGCGCACAATCATTCGCAACGCAAAAGGATTGCATGACATGCTAAGCGACGATGAAAATTTACCAGAGCACGTTCAAGCAAATCTTGTAAAGGCAGAAGAGTATGTTGTCAGTGCTCGTGACTATATTGAAAGCACAAAGGAAGCAGAATAAATAAGACATATGAATAATTTTCATTACAACCAAGACCCGTTGTATGCCGCTGCAGCAAAGATACTCAGCGGCACAACATTAACAGAAGATGCATCGCATGCATCTGCCCTTAAAGAACTTAAAGCTTCTAAGGGTGCAGAGATGTTAAAATCAAAAAACAATCATGTATTTGGTAAAAATGGTGGATTTTCTGCAGCTCAAGAAGACGCTGACACAATTGCTATTATGATTTTCAAGCAGTCGAACAAAGGATGGATTACCAAGACCACATTCTACACAATTGAAAAAGAAGATGGTGAAAGTTATTTTAATGTCTATAGTCAAGATGTAACACACATCGCAAATCCAAAAGTGTCTGCTGAAAAGGTCTATGAGATTGCAAAGCAACACAGCGACAGCAAATACTATTTCAAAACCTTCGATCAAAAATTAGAAATTAACGAACTAAACTAAATATAAATAAATTAACACATGAATAACTTCCACTATCACCAAGACCCGATGTATGCTGCAGCTACAGCAATTCTAACTGGCAAAACTCAACTGCAAGAGTCTGATACTCTTGACGAAGCAATTGATTGGAACCTTATCCAATCAATGTATGTAAAAGACATTATTGATATTGTAGCAGCATTAGTAATTGGAGGAGGAATTGGTGTAGCTGCTATATTTGGTGGCGCAATAAAAAGATATCTTTCAGATAAAGCAGACGAAAGAGACGCAAAGGAGTCTGCACAATTCTTAAAGAGCACACTTGATAAAATCTTAAAGGACAGCAAATCAAAAGAGCTTATTTCACAAATTAAATCTTTTCCTTATTCATCAAAATCTACAGAAGAAGCTAAAAAGAATAACGAAGAGCGTAAAAAGCTAGTTAGAGCTTATAGTGCACGTCTCAAAACATTATTAAGCGATGATGAGTATGCATTGATAAATGACATCTATAACAATACCATTCGTGAAAGCGCTGATACTCTTGAAGAAGGAGTCGAAGACGTCAAGTCAATCGTCGACACCCTAAAGGTTGGCGACACTACAAACTTTGGCAAGGTGTTAGAAATTGGGACTAACAGCATTACATTCAAGGCAAAAGATCTTCCAAAGACAACAATCGCGTTTAACCAACGCAAGATGGGCAGCTCAGAATTTTTACTTCTCAAAACAATCAAACTAAAGGAAGAGACTGAACTTGAAGAAGAGGACGTTGCTGAAGCATACAAGCCATTACGCAAACCAGCCGACCTCATCGACGAATTACAGAGTATAGTCGACGCCCCAGATTCAAAACTTTGGGACGTCACAAGTGTGTCTATTCGTTTAAGTCATGAAGATATTTTTGATCGTTTTCCAAAGATTTATGACTATGTTGAAGATATGTGGTTTGAAATTATGCAACCAAATGGTGCTAAAAAGACAAAAGAAATTGCTAAAAAAGCAATTGAAGCAGTGCGCAAATATTATCCAGACCTCAACAAATCTCAGAAAAGCAATCCAGTCTATAAAGAAGATAGCATCGAAGAAGAAACAATTGATGAAGCAATCAACTGGCTTGGTGACTATCTTACTACTTCTGAAAAGAGTCAGTTTGGCGGCTATCGTCCGACTATACTTGATAAGAAAACTAAAAGAGTTATGTATCAATCTGCAGCTGCATATAATACCCCACAAGAGGCAAAGGATCATGCTGAAGACTATCTCAAGCAAAAGGCAAAAGGCATCAGAGATCCTAAAGTTCCGGTTGTTGGTACATATAAACGTGAAAACAAAAACAAAAACCACAATGGCACTTTCGGTTTGAATCATCGTCCATCTTTCAGCGATAGCGACGACTACGGCCTGTTCGGTTGGTTGGGCGAGACTGATGAAAAGATGGATGAAGCAGCAGATGCGGCACTCAAGCGCCGCAAGCAAGTTGATATGGCCAAAGTAAATGCTGGCGCTATGAATCGCGATGACTATAACAAAAAGTATAAACTTGGTAAATATCGTCCAGCCGGCAGCAAATTGTCTGGTCCAGGTGGAGTCTATAAAAATCTTGTTAAGGAGGAAGAGACACTCGAAGAAGCTGTTGCAACACCAGCAGTGCAAAAGCTTATAACATCAATTGATATGCTAAGCCCTAAAGACTATCTAGTTTTCTTACAGGCACTCGCAGACAATGCACAAGGCATCGCTAATATGAGTCGTCCAGCAAATGCAAGTGGGTACTCAAATGCAAAGGCATGGGCAACAGTGGCTGATCATATTTCTGCAGCAGCTGATGCCTATGCACAGCGTCCAATTCGTATTGAAGGCACAGAAGTCGAAGGTGAGACTCTTGAAGAAGCTGCTAACATCAAACCAGTGCAAGGAAAATATATCTTCTTTATTCAAGACCGCGAACTCTATCAACTCGACCCATATAAACTGCTTGCAAAGACTGATTTTGATCGAATCTCTAGCAGCAAACTTATGTCACACATGAAATTAGGCAGCGAGTGGAAAGCAGTATCGGTTGCATGGGGAACAGATCTTCTTGAGATTGGTGCACTCGAATCTCCAAAAGATATATCTGATGCAGAGCAATGGTATGTCGTGCCTCATTTATATGACAAAATCACGCATCTCGCATTAGTACACTAATACTAATTAAAAAATAATATAGAAAAAGTCACTCGGGCCACTCTGAGTGACTTTTCTCGTATATATAACTCTATAGAGGACGCGGTTGTCTTCTATACTTAACACACACAAACACACACAATAAAATGAATAAAAACGCATACGAAATACGACTAGAGGTATTGCAACTCGCTCATGGCGATATTATGACGCAATATCATGAGGCATTAAATTGTCAAAAAGAGACGATTTATCAGGACGGACAGGAAACATCAGACTTGTCTACTGTAGATGTCACACTACCAGCTGTATCTAAGGTTATCGAAAGAGCAGAAGAACTCTACGCATTTGTGCACAGAGCATAAAGGTTAATAGCGAGTAGCCAGTGTTGTATTGCACTGGCTACTTTTATATTTACAAATTAAAAAAGATTGTTATAATAACAACATGAAAATCAAGGATAAAAATGGTGTTCAGTTTGAGCTTGATGATTGCACAATTCTTCAAATCGCTCTCAATAAACTACGAGAAGTCTATGATTGGCAATCAAATTACTATATTGACACTGCTAGCAACAAGGTGTTAAAGACAGAAACATACCACACAACTCATAGTTGGGACACCACAAGTGAAGTGCGTGATGCAACAGTTGATGACCATCGCTTTTCTGCAGTGCTTGCTAAATTAGTTTGTGGGAGATAGCTTATGTTTTGTAATTGGCACTTGATAGAGCCAATGCGCTGAGTCACTAAATCCTGAGCCCCAACCATGCACGCTAAATTGATGTATATGGCTTGATCGTGTTAAGATAAAATAATCTACTAGAGTGTCTAGAGTGTTGTCATTATTAAGTGCTAGATGAGACGGTTTTGAAGATGTACAACAAAAGCCATATCTATTACTTACTAGAGTCTTTAACTCTGCACAGTCCGACATAACTATATAATTTTTTCCGCTTAATGCTTTTAGGTGTGGGTGAAGCATATCCATCAATTCATTTAATGATAGATGCACGGTATCTCCTATTTGTGTATTAAATGCTAACAAGTCGCCGGCACGTATGTGTATTATTCCGTAATTACCATACGCGTCATACGCTGTTTTAATTGCAGACTCTAAACACTGATTTGGAATAAAAAAATCTCTTACTCGCTTTGAAACAATTGAAGCAATTTTAAATGTTGGCCAAACATTTGTATAAATGTATAAATTTTCATGTTGCAACGTTTTTAAATTTATGTTTGACTTTAAATGACTTTTAAGAGCTCGTATAGTAAAATTGGGTATATCTTGCAAGTTTAGTATAGAGTCTATAGTTGGTGTAGGAGCATCACAGCGCTGAACTATATATTTTCCAATTGGATGATGAGACAAATCAACTTGAAACGATAAACCATATTCAATACAAAGTTGTTGACTTGCAATACTACCTCGTATAAAGTCACCAAGTCCCATTCCTTTTTCTTTTATAAAATACGAGTTGACTAACATAACTATACTAATATTTATAAATACAAAATATATGAAAATATACGCTTATTATAATCAACTAGCAGCAACATACCAACCAAATGAAACATTAGAAATTTGGAAAAAATCTTGGGAAAAAATGGGTTGGGAACCTGTAGTATTATCAGAAAAAGATGCTCAAACTCATCCGCTATATGAACAGTTTTCTAATAAGTTAAAAACTTTTCCAACAGTAAATTCTCCTGGGTTTGATTATCATGCATTTATGAGATGGTTAGCAGTACCAGCTGTTGGAGGGATGCTATCAACAGAACCAGATGTAATAAATTATAGTCTAAAACCAAGTGATGTTAAAAAATATTTAGATTTAATTGAGAATGAAAAATTACAGTGTCATTCTCCAGTTCCTGCATTTTTAATTGGATTACCAATAGCATACGAAAATGTTTGTAAAAAAATTATTAATCATTGTGTACAACCAGAAGATGCATTTGAGGGACAACCACATTTATCAGATCAAGATTTTTCATGCAGATATTGTGATGGCCATGAGGTAGAATTTTATAGAAATTCTGAATTATGTTGTGAATTATTTGATGGCGATATTATGAATAGTTTGGGCACAACTAGATGGAAAACTGCTCCAGTTGTTCATTATGGTACTCCATATATGATGACTCATAAAATGCTTCCAAAACACGAGTATATTCATACACTTAGACAATTAAATTTTTAATGGAGAATCATAATGAAACAGGTGCCTAATAGCAATTTTATTTTATAGTTAGAACATGAAATAAAAGAAAAACTTTGCGCCAGTGAAATTCAATCTAACTCTCAACTAAATCAAGATCTATTTGTACTGATTTTAAAAAATTTTAAAACAAATGGTATTTTTGTAGAATTTGGAATATGTGATGGAATATTTTTAAGTAATAGTTTTATTTTAGAAAAAAAATATAATTGGAGTGGAGTTGTATGTGAACCATTAAAAAGTTTTCAGACAAAATTATCGCAAAACAGAAACTGCTTTATAGATCATAGAGCAGTATATTCATCTAGCAATTTAACAGTTGAGTTTAGAGAAATATCAGGAAATGAAGAACTTTCTGGAATAGGTTTTTCTTTTTTAGAGGATAATCATGAAATTATCAGAAATGAAAACTATATATCATATAATGTTGAAACTATAAGCTTAACAGATCTTTTAAACGATTATAATATTCCTGTTTCAATTGATTTTATTTCTATTGACACAGAAGGTTCAGAATTTGATATTCTATCGAATTTTAATTTTGATAAATATGACGTTGATATTTTTACAGTAGAACATAATTATATTCATAACAAACGGGAAGAGATTAAAAATTTAATGGAAAAGAACCATTACACTCGAATTCTTACAGATATATCTCAGTGGGACGACTGGTATGTTTCCAATAAATTTTTAAATACGAGAAATTAATAACTTAAATGGGTGTGACATGGTTTCGACATGACTGTTGAAGCAATATATGCAATGTACAGTCTGCACGACTCTAAGTGCAAGAGAAAAACGAAAAAGATACACTAGCTCTCGCGGCATAACCGCACCAATGCATCGACTCCGATGCAGTGTGTTGGCATAGAGGAGGATCGGATAGTTGTATATCGAAAATATAATAGACTCATCGATTCGAATATTGATGCGGGATTGCTCGACAACAATCTAGGTTGTGATTGTCCTAACATCAATCAATAAATTGTAGAAGTATATTGTCGAGAAGTCATGGACTGGAGTTCGATCCTCCACACATCCACCATTTTCTTGTTTACATGTGAGCGCTCTTAGGGTATAATACATCATGACACCACGACTGGGACTAGTTTGTATAAGCGAAAGACTGACACACCAAAAGATCTCAGCAAAGACGATGACTCGCAAGCAGTTTGTAACTCTTGGTCGAGAGCGTGGGTTGCAAGTACTATCCGAGCGTATACTTCATAATTCACAGCACATCTTGCGTACTCTCCAGGCATGCATCGACTCAGGTGCTCGTCACTATCGCGTGTCGAGTTCAATTTTCCCGTTGCTTACTGATCATACGCTCGAGTTGCGCTACGACGACCTGCATGGGTTTAATGATATCGCAAGCAACCTCGCGAAGGCTGGTGAATTTGCTCGGCAGCATGACATCACATGCAGCTCACATCCCGATCAGTTTAATGTCCTATCAAGTTATAACCCTGATGTTGTAGACAAGACTATTCGCGAACTTGACCATCAGTCATATGTACTTGATATGATGGGATGTAAAGCAAACTATAGTTCTCCAATGTGTCTGCATCTCAATAAGAGCCCTGACTTTAAGCGTGAAACGATTGGCGAGTATGTGTCTCGCTTTTGTGTAAATCTCGCACGTTGCAGTCGTGGTGTTCGTCATCGACTTGTGTTAGAAAACGAAGACAAAGCATACTGGAATTGCGAGAATCTCTACACACATTTTGCCGGTCATCTTCCACTTGTCTATGACAATCTTCATGACACGTGCAACCCATCATGTGACTCGTCTCAAAGCATCTCTCGATTTCGTCAAAGTTGGGGAAAGTACACACCAGTGTTTCATTGGAGCGAAGGTATTGGCAGCACTCGTAGTCATACTGACTATGCGACTCATCTCCCCCATGTAGTCTCTGCAAATCGTGATGTCACATGGGAAGTCGAGCTCAAGGCAAAAGACAACGCGATCGCTCATATTCTGAGCACCTTTTTTGCCTCCTAAAGGTCATTTTCTCTATACGGGGCTTAACTTCGGGACCTTTTTTCACTTTTTAAAAAAAGTTGTGTACTTTTGTCGTGGTTTATGCTATAATAACCATGTAAGCAACAATATGATTGATATTACTGCAGTACAAGGATTTTGGTATGACGGCAATACTCCAATTGCTAATCTCACGGATGGCAGAGAGGTGGTATTGAGTGAAGAAGATGCTCAGTTCATTTTGGATTGGAGTGCGTCAATAGCTAATAGAGTAGAGTAAATAATAATTATGAACAAGGCAATCTTTGTAGTAGGAGACATTCATGGCAAGTGGGATGCGCTTTTTCTTAAGATAAAAGCTGGCGATATTCGTGATTTTGTCTTGATCGGAGTCGGTGACCTTGGAGTCGGGTTTAAACTCGAGAAGCAACAGGCCCGTCAGTTTGAATATATCAATACCTTTTTCAAAAGTCGAAACATTGATTTTCTAGGCATTCGCGGCAATCATGATGACCCAGCATATTTTGATGGAAAGATAAGCATGAGTAATTTCAAGTTGCTTCCAGATTATACATCAATGACTCTAGATGATAAAGAATTTTTATTTGTTGGCGGTGCTGTTAGCGTCGATCGACGTATGAGAGCACAGGGCATTTCATATTGGGCAGATGAAAAGTTTGTCTTGGATGTTTCCAAGATAAAGCGATGTGATGTACTCATTACGCACAGTGCTCCAACATGGAGTGGTCCATTTGATAAGTCTGGAATCTCAGGTTGGTGTGATCGTGACTCTACTCTTTGGGATGAGTGTGTACAAGAACGCAAAGATCATGATATACTTTTAAAACTATGCGGTGCGTCTCGTCATTATTGCGGTCATTTTCATACCTCTTCTTCAGTTGACTTTGATGGATGTGTGAGTACAATATTAGACGAACTAGAAATCGGAGAAATAAGATGAACAAACAACTGACTATTGAAGAACTAAACAAAATTTTAGATTCATATATTGCATTGAAGCGCGTGATCGACTCTGCAGTCGAAGTCGGGTGTTTAGACCCAGATGGTCCAATCTACAATACAGTTTGGAAAGCATTTGAAGATACAGTAGATATTGTTGATCCATATAGTTGGATTATGTGGTATATCTATGACAATGATATGGGAGAAAGAGGAATGCAAGTAAAGATTGGTGATGAAGAAATTTCGGTTGAAAATAGAAGAGATTTATTGAAGGTGATGAATTCTTAAATTATGAATATTGTTATTGTAATTTTATTGGTCATTCATACTGCTTTGTGTATGATTGCTGGTTTTTGGATGGGTGTTAATAAAACACATTGTGAAGCATATGAAAATGGTCATATGACTATTGAGCGTGTAGGTGATAAAAGAAATTATCGCTGGATCGAGACTCATAAAATAGGATATGACTATGAATGATTTGACCATAGTACTTTATTGTATTCTCATGACTTCACTTGCAATTGGCACACTTATAATTTTTGAAAAATACGACAAATGAAAACTGCATATCAATATAAAGACATATGTTTGCTACCTCGCTATAGTAGCCTAAAGACTCGTCAAAGAGCTGAAGTTTCTACAGTATTTTTAGGATCACAATTTAAATTACCAGTGGTGCCTTCGAATATGGTATGTGTCATAAACGAATCACATGCAAAATGGCTGAGTGAATGCGGCTATTTCTATGTCATGCATCGTTTCGGTGTCGATAACCTTGAATTTGTTCGCGCTGCCCAAGGTTGGAAAACAATCAGCATCAGTGTAGGCGTGCAAGAAGTCGACAAATATCTACTTGAGCAGATCGCAGCAGAAGATTTAAAGTTAGACTATGTCACAATCGACATTGCTCATGGTGATAGCATTCTTATGAAAGAGATGTTGAGTCATATTTCTTCGCTGTCTCTTGATACAAAAATTATTGCCGGCAATGTCTGCACTCCCGAAGGCTATCGCAGGCTTGTTGAGTGGGGGGCAGATGCTGTAAAAGTTGGTATTGGCGGTGGAGGTGTGTGCAGCACAAAAAACAAAACTGGCTTTACTTTTCCAATGTATAGTTGTATCACACTCATTGATCGTGTGCGAGAACTTGATGATCCACCAATAATTGCAGATGGCGGAGTTCGTGAGCATGCCGACATTGTAAAAGCAATTCACGCCGGGGCAGAGATGGTTATGGTTGGTGGTCTCTTTAGTCGATGTATTGATTCACCGGCTGAAATGATTGACGGTCAAAAAGTTTATTTTGGAAGTGCTTCTCAATACAACAAGGGTGAATATCGAAACGTTGAAGGAGTTAAGCGTGCACTAGATCTTGACACTATGACCTATGCAGAAAAACTACTCGAGATAGAACAGGACCTTCAAAGTGCGGTTTCTTACTCGGGCGGAAGAAACTTACTTGATATCCCGAGTGTAGAAGCAATGCTCGTTACAAGTTGGGAGGCATAAATTTGAAGGAGATCTTTATTAGATGAATAATGAAAAATGTTGGGAATGCAATGGCACTCTGCAGCGGGTGCTCGTCACTGAAACCTATGACGTACATCGCCTTGGACAGACTGTCATAGCAAACATTCCGATGTTTCGTTGCTGTTTATGCGGTGCCGAAGTAATCGGTGCAGAGGGAGGTGCGCATATTGATGACACCATCGAAAGAGAATACAAGAAGCGAGGACTGCAACGCCAATATCGATCATGTACAGGAACTGTAGTAGAATAAACTTATGCCAAAATATAGAATCGTAAGAGACTATCGCGACAGAAACACAAAACTGTCACATGAAAAATACTATATTCAACGCAAGTCGTTATGGATGTGGAATGACATTGACCCGTTTGACGTCGACTCGAGTTTTTACAGAAGCGGTAAAAGATGGGACACGTTTGAAGAGGCACTCGAGGTATACACGAAGATCGAAGAGATTGAGGCTCTCAAGTGTCGCGGATTAGAGGTTGTGTGGCCAAAACCACGTCCGGAATGGCCTTGCTGAGGTCATTTTTCTAAGCCCGGGCTACGTCCGGGACCTTTTTTCACTTTTATGAAAAAAGTTGTGTACTTTTGCCGCGGTTTATGCTATAATAACCATGTAAGCAACAAACCACACCACCAAATGAAACTAATCAAATCTGCCCCTTGTCAAGAAGCAACCTACAAAGTAGGAGACGAAATCATCCTCCAATATTCTATCTTTGATGGACGTACCTCTGAATGCAAGCGCAAGGCGATGACAGTCACCAAAGTCAACAAAATCAGCCTCATCGCTGAAGACAAATTTGGCAACTGCTTCGGACTTGACCCTCGCGAAGACGAAATCACCACTCGTGCTCAACTTATCAAAGAGTTGAACGACTCGATCGACTAAGAAACTAACCACGTAAGCAACAAACCACATATGAAAACAGCATCACTCAGCGTACAAGACATCAATACAGCCATCATCTCTGGAGGCTTTGCAAATGATGATCTCAATAGCATAATCCAAGCCATCACCTTTGCCCGCACTCGCCTTGCTCAAAAGACCAAAGCTTCTCTTCATATCGGCGACAATGTTCAATTTACAAGCCCACGAAGTGGAGGTGTGACCACTGGACATGTTGTCAAGATTGCCGTTAAGTTTGTCACGGTTCAAACTAGTGGCGGTCGATGGAAAGTTCCGGCGAGCATGTTGTCTAAAATCGATGCAGTTCTTAAATAAATCTAACCATTACACTCGATAAATCTATGAAAGAAGACAAACAAAAGCTGTTTGAAGAGAGCTTCAAGCTCTTCGAAAAATGTTGTGATATTGTTGATAAGGTCCTGGAAGAGAGACGCGCAGGTGCTTATGATGAGCAGATGAAAATAGTTCGTAAGGAACTCCGATAGTATGAGCAGTTCAGCAAAGAGTAAAGGCGGTGTCAAGACCGTTCAATGGTGGAAGCATCTACGCAAGTACTGGAGCCGTGTGCAAAATAAGCGTGTACGTAGGGATGGTAAGAAGGAAATACGGAAGGAACTCTGATACAATAAGGTATGCACAAAGATATTAAAGTAGGAGACTTACTAGTTGCTGCTGATCAAATCTTTCAGGTAACAGACATCTTAGATGATGTAGGCACACGAGTATACACCTGTCATACATGGGAACCAACCGTAGGATTTGTATGTAACAGTGACTATGATATGTTTACCGACAGCGACATTGAGGATTGCGGACTTGATGTTTACAGATTGAAATAAGAAACTCAAATATGATTAGTGTACTAGCAAATCTTTTAAGAGAATGGGACGGCTCTTATAAGCCAGAAAAAATTTGTATCTATAAAGAAGGCAAAGAGATGGTTTTTGATGCAGAAGAATGGAATCACCTGTGTGATGTGTTAGCAGGAAAATACAATAAAGCCGCATCATCAATCCCAGAAGGTTGTTATACACCTGACTCTATATCAGTATGGAGCAAAGAATGGGTTGGAGGACAACTAACGTAAAATTACTATAAAAAATCTATAAATGACTATAGAACCACAATAAATACAAAATATATGATGACAACAATAACTACAATATTAGCATATACCCTTAGTCTTGGCGCGATTTGCAGCCTGTTTTACGTTGCATGCCGACTCTTCTCTGAGTATCTTGCGATGCGTAAACTGAAGCCGCTTAAAATGCCAACACCAGTAGAAGTGCCAGTTGTAAAAAAACAGACTGCACCAAAAAAGAAAGCGGTATATAAAAATCCTGCAAAAAAACAGCCAACTATAAAGCAAGCTGCTGCAGATGCTGCTAAAAAAGCAGCGACAAAAAAGCAACCGACCAAACAGGCAAATAAAAAGACAGCAGTTCGTAAGAAACCGCAAACCAAGGTTTAATATGTCAGACGAAGTATTTGATTTTGGGTTTACTGCTGTTGCAGAAGACGAACTAGAGGTAGTTCGTGCAGCAAATGCAAAGGAAGATGAAGTGATTGAACTTCAGACTCGTCTTGATTCACTCTATAAATCTATCTTGCCTCTTGTCTCAAATCTAAAGAAAAACCCAGAAAAGGATTATATTTACTGGCCAAATCGGTTAGACAAGGTAAAAGCTTTTGAGGGCATCATCTCTAAAATATACAATGGAGTATGAAAGAGGGGATTCCAGAAGACACTATCGTAATGATTATGAAGTGGTCTGATGGGTCAAGCGCATGCTTTTTTCAAAGTGACAACGCAGCAATAAAGGAATATATAAAACAAAAGACTCTGAAAAATTCAGGGTTGCATCTAAAATATACAGTAAAAAAATATCTAAAAAGCGAATATGATAAACTAAACGGGCTTTAAACACCTGTTTAAGCATACATAAAATTAGAGAGGCATATCATTTTTTGATATGCCTTTTTGTATAAATACAATTAGTGAATGACTCTATATTATGCCTAATAACAAATACTAAAGCATATGGAACTACTCATAAACTTCGTACAGACACAAAGCTGGTTTGGAATCGCAACCGCAGTTATTGCTCTTGCTAGTGCAATTGCTGCAGCAACTCCAACACCTGCTCCTGGAACAACACTCGCAAAGTTTTATGCGATCATCGACTTTCTTGCCTTAAACTTCGGCAAGGCTAAAGATAAAGGTGAATAAATGAACACACTTCTCATTGCCATAGCCGCTGCATGCAATGCCTATGCATCATGGGTGGCATGGCAACGAGAGTCTGAAATAGATCGAATCGAAGATGAAATTGATAAGCTTGCTGCCACTGGTGATCCTGCTGCAAAGTTGCGGATTGAGCGACTCGCAACGAGAAAAAAACGAAAGCTTGAACGCCTCGGCGCTCTATGATCCGGTGACAGTTACCCTCATTGAAGGAAAACAATACACCTTTGCTGAAGGAACACTCATTGGGCGTGGTCAAAAATTTCATAGCGACTATAGCTATCGCAGAGCAATAATTATAGGAAATTCTAATAAATAAAAGTTATGTCATACGCAAACGTTGGTAAAGTTTGGACAGTAGAGTCATTTAAAGAATATCTAAGCACGCTTAAAAAGCCTGCATATGTAAAGAGCGTCACTATACACCACACAGGTGCACCTTCATTGGCGCAGCGCAAGAGTGGGTTGCTCGCTCAACATATCTTAAACATAAAGGCATATTACCAATCACTCGGTTGGAATCGTGGACCACATCTTTTTGTTGACGAGGATCAGATCTTTGGCATGACTCCGCTGAATGTTCCTGGCATACATGCAGTTTCATTTAATCGTAACTCTATAGGCATCGAAATACTTGGAGACTATGACAGTGAAGATCCACTAACTGGTCGTGGATTAGCATGCATGAAAAATACGGCTGCAATTACAAAGGCGCTCTTCAATTGGCTAGACATGCCAGTTAATGAAAACACATTAAAGTTTCATCGCGATGACCCAAAGACAAGTAAAACCTGTCCTGGCAAAAAGGTTAAAAAGGATTGGTTCATCTCACTTGTACAAGGCAGTGAAGTTAAAACCGTTGCTCCTGCTCCAATATTTGCTATAGCTGGAACAGAAGTGCCACTCATTGACTATGTGGTGCAGCACAAAGGCTATGATGCTAAAACAGCAACAAAGTTATTAAAGGTTAAAAATGGAATGACAACCTTTAATGGAACATGGATCGAAAGCGCACGTTATGACTCACAACGCGCAACCACACTTGCACTCAGCAGCGAATTAGACACAGACGTACCTAAAAAATCTTAATTTTAATGGAGTGATGTATTATATTATGGTAACACCAACAATAACAACACACAAATAAAATTATGGCCACTGCCAAACGAGAAAAAAAGAAAAAAGCTACTGCTTCAAAACCTGATCTTTTCGCCGAGGACTCAACTAACATTGAGTCCTCGATTGCTTTAAATTTCTGCTTTAATTTTAAAGTCAAAAAGCCGTTTCACTTTAATGAGGCGCACAAGGCATTTTATGACTGTATAAAGGCAGACGATACAAATATGGCATTTGTTGACGGTCCTGCAGGAAGCGCTAAAAGTTATATTGCTGTACTTGCCGCCTTGGAACTCTTTAAGGACAAAAAGATTAAGCATATAAACTATATACGCAGCGTAATTGAAAGCGCGTCTCGTAGCATTGGTGCATTGCCTGGTGAGGTTGACGATAAGTTTTTACCATATGCAATGCCATGTCTAGAAAAAATACGCGAGATTACAGACGAGAGTACTTGTCTGCAACTTCGCAACGCAAATGTGGTGAGTGCCACTCCAGTAAATTTTGTACGCGGCCTTACATTCAATGATAGTGTTGTGATTGTCGACGAGGCACAAAACCTAACACGTTCAGAACTTGTAACGATACTTACTCGTTTTGGTAAAAATACAAAATATGTAATCTGCGGAGATCTTAAGCAGTCAGATATTGGAAAACTTTCGGGCTATCCAGATGTCTATTCTCGATTTAACAATACATCTGCTGTAGAAAATAACATACACACCTTTAAGTTTGGAGAAAGCGAGATTGTACGCAGCAAGATATTACGATATATTGTACAGGTGCTTGAAGCATAAAAAAATAAACTTTTTTCACTTTTTTTGGGGTTTTCTATGGTTTTCTATATAGATAAATCTATGGTACATAGAAAACCCCAAAAAAGACAAGCATAAATAAGGACCTATCCAAACTATGCCCGAAGGTTCCGGAACGGATAAATAGTGTTGAGTTAATGCCAGATTAGACATTTTTCTTATTTTGTCGAGAATTTTATGCACTTTTGTGAAAAAGGTTGTGTACAAATCGTGAGTTTTGTGGTATAATAGTCATGTAAGCAACAATATGACACACCTCGAAACACTAAAGACTGACCTTGAAATTCACCTCAAAAGTCGTGAAGCCCTGGTAGACGGTTCTGGCGGGTTTTTTATCAAACGAGCCGGTTATAATGTCGGTGCCGTTATTCATAGCTATGATGGCATCATACGGTCCTTGGAGGAAGAGATTGCCAGCATTGAGGCTAAAAAACGTAATAAGAAAACACCTGCATGAAAACACTACTAGAACGTATAGAAAATATGTCAAACAGCAATCATCGTAAATTGCTCTATATTGGTGCAGCATTTGCACTCATTGGGGGCTCCCCTATTTTTGCCGCAATGCTGTGCTTGGTTGCATTTACACTTGAAGACTAATCTATGAAAAATACACTACAGAAACTAATCGCTCAGTTTAACGCTGATATTGCCTCTAATCTACAGGATATTGCTGAGATTTTGCCCGATGGCCGCTATGCTGAAGCACTTGACCTTCAAACTGAAAACCTCACGCTCGAGAGAGTAGTTGATGTTTTAGAAAATGAGTTGAAGGAATTGGCTAGTGCTCAGTCTTAAGTCATATGAAAGTCACATCTAAGCCATTGGCATTTACACTTATAGGCCTGGTTTTTGCGGTTATAATTCTTGGGATATATCTGCAAGTGTTATGGGCAGATTGGGCGATTACTAAAATCTTTAATAAGGATTTTAGTAATTTTAGAATTTTTGCATGCATGTTCATAGTTGAATTATTGACGCCAAAGGCCTTACAAGGCTTGACCACAATAATTTTGATTCTTATGACTCTCTATATCTTTTTGACAGCATAAGTCACTATGCAATCGCCAACATTTATCACACGCCTACGTGGCTATGATGTCTACTATTGTAACGGTTGTTTTACGTTAGATCCTCTTCCAGTAGATATTATTGAGTTGCAATCAATAGTGTCTTATTTAGTGAGCGAATGGTTTGTAAATCCAGATGAATGCCTATAATATGAAAAAGTTAATTGCCAGTCTGTTGTGTATTTGTTTGACCAGTTGTGTAGTTGAATATACACCAAGCGGATATTTTGCTACTGGTGGTTATTCTAGAAGTGTCTTTTATTCTCCACCACCTGTGCGTTACTATAACCATTCTTATAGTGCTCGTCTTGCGCCAAACATTACTCCGGTTGGCCATGGGTTTAGTTCATCTCCACAATATGTTTGCGGTCAAGTCTTTAGAGGCGGAGATGGTATGCTATACGCAGTTGAACATTAAACACATACAATAATATATGAGCACTAAATATCCTGGATACAAACACTTTTTTCTAGACGTTGAAACTACTGGGCTTGACACACAATTGCATGATATTTTCCAAATTAGCGGGATTATAACTGATGCAAACTTAAACGTACTCGAAACGGTTGACTATCGATTTTGTCCTTTTACTCTTAACCATGCAGATCCGCAGGCGCTCATAAAGACCGGAATGACTCTTGAAAGTTTATCCAACTTGCCTCTTACTGCGCGTGAGGCTTATGCTGGATTAAATTCACTTCTTGAACGGCACTGTGACAGGTTTAACAAACTGGATAAATTTCATTTTGTTGCCTATAACGCAAAGTTTGATGCTGACTTTATTCGTGCATTTTTTACAAAGAATGGAGACGATTATTTTGGCAGTTGGTTTTGGAACCCTCCTATTTGTGTGATGCAAGCTGCCGCCTGGATGACTATGCGTGTTCGGGGTGCTCTCCCAAATTTTAAGCTAGGCACACTTTGTCAATGTGCAGAACTTGGTTGGGATGAGTCTGCAGCCCATGATGCGAGCTATGACATACACAAGACTCTTGAACTTTATCGATATTTGAGACTAGATATTCCCCAATTATAGCCCCGGGAGGCTTCCAAAATGACTTTGAGAGGTCATTTTCTCTATACGGGGTCACCGTCCGGGGCCTTTTTTCACTTTTATGAAAAAAGTTGTGTACTTTTGTCGCGGTTTATGCTATAATGACCATGTAAGCAACAATATGACCACCACCTACTACGCCTCAGAAGTCAGTCCTGAAGAATACTCTGCAACCCTAGAAGAAGCAGCCAACCTTGCCCTCGCCGATTATGAATCTCATATCTCTGAGCAAGACGTTCGCATTGGAGACATCATCAAAGACAACAACATTGCAGATGACATCACACTCTATCGTGTCACTGATATAATTCAAGAGCAATGGTACGAACCACTCATTGTGCTTGAAGTTCTCAAACATTCTGGCTGGTCCCCCACTTCGGTTCGCTTTCATCACCTCTTCAAACCAACCAAGGCGACGCCACGAAAGTTACGTTGGTTTTTGAGCGCGATTCCAGTTGGTGGACTATTCAAAAGTTCTAACTATGAAGGCGCTCTACTTATGCAGCGAGTCCAAGACACCGATGCTGGCACACTACGAGCCCGTTATCTAGAAGGTCAATTTACAGGCGAGGTCATCTGCAAGAGCAAACACAGCCGAGTCTATGCTCTCTAATCTCTCAACACACAAAAATATGGACAAAGAATACATTGTAAAGACGAAAACTGGTGGAGAAGCAACAGTACTTGCTCGCACCCCAGCCGAAGCCCTTGGTATCTATACAAAACGAGGACGATTTGGTATTGGAGCAGCATGGACGTTTACTCGTCAACCAGACGGTTGGATTGTATGTACCCATACTGGAATGAAGACTCTTGAACGCACCTATCACAAACTTCGTGAAAAGGACTATGTTCGTGGCATGCGCTAAACTTCAACTTTATATCGTATGAAATTACCTACACTATACAGTCGTACATCGACTGGGAGCATTCAAGAATGGACGATTGAAATCGAAGATGGACGGTGTCGTACCCATCATGGCAAGGTCGGAGGCAAGATTGTGACCACGCTGTGGACCACATGTGAAGCCACAAATGTCGGTCGAGCAAATGAGCGCGACATTTCAGCTCAAGCACTTTTCGAGGCACAAGCACTCTGGAAAAAGAAAAAGGAAAGTGGTTGTTTTGAGTCAATTGCTGACATTGATCGCAGTCTCTATATTGAGCCAATGCTTGCTAAAAAATGGGAAGATCGCAAAAGTCGTGTCGTCTATCCAGTCTATAGTCAACCAAAGCTTGATGGCTTACGAGCAGTCATCACAGCAAAGGGGGCAACAACACGAAATGGCAAGGCCTGGGTCACAATTCCTCATATTTTGCAGGAGTTGGCTCCTCTTTTTAAGGCACATCCAGATCTTGTGCTTGATGGCGAGCTCTATACTCACAAATATAAGGATGACTTTAATAGTATTTGTAGTCTTGTGAAAAAAACCAAACCATCCGCTGCAGACCTACAGGAGTGTGCCAATAAGATCCAATTTTGGTGGTATGATACTGTTGACCCAAGTAAAAAGTTTTCGGCACGTTCCTCTCAGGCTACTTACTATGCAAACGCATTCAAGTTAAATCCAAACATTATTGTGGATGTACCTACCACTATGGTGTGTGACGAGATTTCCCTTGATGCGACATATGAAAATTATTTGCAAGATGGCTATGAAGGTCAGATGGTACGAGTTGACGCGCCATACGAGTGTAAGCGCAGTGACTCGCTGCTCAAGCGCAAAGAGTTTCAGGATGGCGAATATCTCATTGTTGAAATTTGCGAAGGCAATGGCAACAAGAGCGGCATGGCTGGTTATGCGGTCTTGCAAAGACCAGATGGAAAAACCTTTCGAAGCAACATTAAAGGCACACACTCATTTTTGAAAGAGCTCTTAAAGGATGCTGAGTCTCTTCGTGGAACATATGCTACATGCACCTATTTCAATCTTACCCCAGACGGCATTCCACGCTTTCCATACGTCACCAGACTGAGACCGGGGCCTGGAATTGACTGAAATTTGACCCTGGAGGTTGAAAAAAAGTGAAGTTTTTTCACTTTTATGAAAAAAGTTGTGTACTTTTTGCGGGTTTTAGTGTATAATAATCCTGTAAGCAACAATATGACCACCACTGATATTACCTCTGCCGTAGCCACAGTTTCACTCTATCGTAGCCTCAATAACCGATTTGTCGATGATGCTGACGATCGCCAACGACACATCACATTTCGCTGCATGCGAGCCGATGACATGCTGGAATGGCTGTTCGAAGCGACCAATGCCCCAGAAAGTTTTCTTGACGCTGAGCAGATGTTTGTGCGTCAGACATTTGCTGATGCAAAACTGTATGCGCTCTCTCGCGGAGACGTAGTTGGCATCAATGGCACCCTCTATAAGTGCAAGATGGTTGGATGGGAAAAGGTTGAAACTGTAAATGATGTCATCGAATAAATGAATATGAAACAAAAAACTTGGGTTTGTGCTGGGCAATGGGGTTGGATTTCAACCGACGAGGTGGAATTTTCTGACATCGAAGAAGGACCATTCGGAGATATAATGAGTTTTGAATTTTGTGGAGAATCTTTCAAATCTCAGATCGCAGTTGGATCAAAACCGGGAGCATAACATGAATAGACTAGATTCCATACGTGAAGTACTTGACATCAGATTTGCTGATTTACAACAAGAGATTGACTCTCTCAAAGAAGAAAACTATAGGCTACACAATGGCTTTCAAGGAGCATGCTATGCCTGCGAGCCAGTAGGAGAACTCAATCAAAAGCTCGTTGAAAGAGGACATGCACTCTATCGAGCACTTGCATACTTTACGGATAGTTTCTCTTCCTTTATGGATGAAGACGGCTTTTCACAGGAGAAGAAAGCAGTAGAAGATTGGAAGGAACTCTTTGATAATAATGTACCTGAACAGAACTATGAAGATTAGAATTGACAACATTGGCGCACAGCCTCCGACTTATATTGGCAAGTCTCCAGAAGATGTAGACAAAAGAGTTGTTATTGTTAAGTTCTTTCCTAATCCTAAGTATGGTAAATTGCAGGAATATATTGATGATGGTTGGAATGATATTGGAGATCGCATCATAAAAGATATGTGTAGCATTCACAAAAACTGCTTTGAAGGCAAAGAGAATAATATAGTGATTGCTGATCTTATCTATAGCACTAAAGAAGAAGACACATTCTTAGAGACTGTAGGTGAGCGAGTATTAGATCTATCACTAGAAGATCGTGAAACTTTCTTTGAGGTTTATGCTCTTGCTGCAAAGAAACTAGCTAAACAACATAAAACAGATGAGTGATATGTGGTTGACAATTATTATTGTAGGTTCATTAGCGATGTTTGCTGTGTGCTACATCATTTATAAAGCTAGTGATGAAGATTTTTGGTATTAAGGAACTCTAATATAATAAACGTATGGGACTTGACATGTATATATTTAAAGTTAAGAAGACTGCTCACTCTATTAAAGAACTGAGCGATCTTGATCGCAATCCGGAACCTGGACAGCCAGAAGTTGCGGAGTTTGAACCATTGCAGCGCCCGTATGAAGATACGTGTCCTGATTATTACACAATCTTCCAAGAGGTTGCATACTGGCGTAAGTTTAATGCACTGCATCAGTGGTTTGTTACAACTGTTCAGGCAGGTATTGATAAATGCGATCTTTATGAACTAGATAAAGATATTCTTTTTGAACTGTTAGAGATTCTTGAGGATGTTTACCATCTTAAGAATCCTAGTAAGCTTCCTCCCACGCAAGGATTCTTTTGGGGGTCGACTGAAGTAGACGACTACTATTGGGATAAAGTAGAGAGCAGTATTCAAACAATTTCGGGTTTGATTGACTATACAGATTGGGATAACGAACGCCTCTTCTATCAATCTTCTTGGTAAAATTTATGATAAATAAAGTAGAACTAATTGGGCATTATGGGTGTGATGAAACTATCTCTTGTAGTGCATGGACAAGCACATCACGAGAATTAACTGATGAAAAGAAATCGCGCATTCCTGGACTCATCAACATGTTGTGGTCTAATGGTCACGAAACACCGTTTGAAAAAGGCAGCGTGCATTTTCTTGTTGATACTGACATTGCCTCTCATATTCATCTGCTCAAGCATCGTATTGCTAGCATTAATGCTGAATCAGCACGATACAAAGAACTAAAGGAAGACAAGTATTATCTGCCTGAAGATTGGCGAGATATCAAAGCAAATACAACAAAGGTATTCTTTCGAAACCTTGATGAAGGTGCTGATTGGGTTAAAATCTTAGAGCAATACACAAAACTTGGTAATATACTCTATCATGATTGTCTTGCCGACCTTACACCAGTTCTTGGTCGTAAACGAGCGAAGGAAAGTGCTCGATTCTTTAAGACATACAACAGTCAAATTCAGGCTGATGTTCAATTTAATATGCGTAGCTTTGCAAACTTTTTGAAGTTGAGAAACTCTGAGCATGCACAGCTAGAGATACGTGAGATCTCAGCAGAGATGCTCCGACTTGTATCAGAAATTGAAGGAGAGCCATTTAAACATACATTAGCAGCATGGAATATCTAAAATATGAACACATTGACACTACAACAGCAAACTTGCTTTGGCTTATAACTTGTCAAAGCGAATCAAAGGGTGACAGTTTGAGAGCGTCTTATGAAAGCGCTCTCTGCAAAATTTGCGAACTTAAAATGCAAGCTGATAGTTATCGCTGCAAAACTTATTAAAGTTTCTTATTTACTTTTAATCTAAAATGGTGTATAATAGTCTTATGACAAACAATAAGTTTGATAAAGAAAAAATACTGGAGCAACTTCAAAATGGAGTCGTACTCGTCACTTTTACCAAAGCTGATGGCACAGTTCGTAGTATGAAGTGTACGCTTCAACCTAGTCTGCTTCCTCCGCATACAATCAAAGAAAAGACGTGTGCGAGCGGAGAAAACTGTGACTGCATCAAGGCATATGACCTTGAAGTGAATGGGTGGAGAGCCTTTAAAATTTCTAGAATAATTTCAATTTTTGACACAAATGAGTAATGCATTTAAAGCTGGACGCGTAATTGCGCCTGACGCAAAATGGACAGGTGACGAACCAGACTGGAATGGTTGGGAAACTTGGCCAACTGAAAAGTTTTATAAGACACGGGCACGTGCTTTAGGGTTTTATAATTACTACTTGGATACTGCCGCGATGAAGCCACTCGTGCTTGATTGGATGAAGATCAACGGGTATAACAAGGATGATGTCTCTGCAATCAAAGAGGCAAACCCCAACGTTTTACCAAGCACTGTTGGTAAACTTGTGCGATGCTTGACGCGCGGAATGCCAAGTATACACCCACAAGCAACAGAATATTTTGCAACACTTCCTTTTCATGATGAGCCGCCAGTTCCAAAGGATGATGCGTCAGTTGTGCATCATGAGTTAAAACGAGCAATTACGCTTTTACGAGCAAACTCATCGTCAGATAATAATGATGACACAAAGGTTAAAGTTGCAACTCCAAGTCCACTTGATCGTATACGCGAGAGAGTGCACAAAGAGATTGTTGTGCAACTTGAGGATTGCACCGATCAATGGGCAACCACTCGTTCTGGAAATGCTTCTTTTAATATGTCTGCCGCTTTACGAGACTCTAAGATTCCAGCACAAGGCTGTAAGACTATACTCGATTGGTTAGAAAAAAACTATGAAGAATATAATGGAGCTCTTCAACGTCTCGATGAACAGCTTGTTGAAGGTTATTCACACTTACCAAAGGCAGAACTTCGTAAGATTGTAAAGTCGCTTGAAAGCATGATTGGTGACGTTCGTAACCATGCAAAAATTAAAAATTCTACTCGCAAGCCTCGTAAGAAAAAGGTTAAGGATGCTAGCAAACAGGTTTCAAAATTAAAGTATCAACAACATTCATCAGACTGGAGCCTAGACTCTGTTTCTCCGACTCGCATTCCAACTTCTCAGAGACTCTATCTCTTTAATACAAAAACGCGGGCGCTGAGTGTCTATGTTGCATCTGGGGCGGCTGGCTTTGAAGTAAAAGGAACTTCATTAAAGGGTTATGACATGTCAAGCAGCTTTATTGCAACTCTTCGTAAACCCAAAGAGACTCTAAATAACATTTTAAGTTCTACACCAAAACAACTTGACAAATTGTTTGTAAACTTAACAGTTAAGAAAAAACCAGCAAATGGCCGTATAAATGAACAAACAATAATCTTAAAAGTAGTTGAACACAAAATATAATATGTCTGAAGAATTACCAATAAAAATTTTAACAAAACAGGAGTTTGCTCTTGAAATTGAGCGCCGGGTTCGTCTCAAATCTATAGGATATCTTGAAGCAATCATTGACTATTGCGATGACCATACAATAGATCCTGACGACATTTCAAAACTTGTTGTCGGCAGTCTAAAAGAAAAACTTGAAGCTGAGGCACAGCGCAATAACTTATTGCCTAGGAGCGCATCACTATTTGCATGACAGTTCAAGACGTACGAGTCTCTGGTTTTGAGACGTGGTCAATTTATATGGCCATGAAATTGCATTTTAGTGAAGGCAACTATGATGCATTTAAATTTAACTTTAAGGGACCACGTTTAAAGGAGAGTACATTTCAGTCTCGGCGGGATCGTTATTTTTTTGAAAAATTGGCTCGTCGTTATGTTAAAAAGAAAACAGTAATTGAATATTTTTTAGCCAATCTACTTGCTGGAAATGAATGGATTGGAAATATGTCTGAAGAGGCCTATACACTTTGGACTTCTAAAATACAGCGATTACAATATAGCTTTAAAGAAGAGCTCATTGCATGCAAGTCGATTACTGACAACTTTGATGAACTGTTGCAACCGCGCGGCTCGCAAATACCACTCTATGATTTTGCGGCGAGTGGTCGAGTCTCTGTAGAGACGCTATGCATACTTGATGTCTTATGCAACTATTCATGTCGTATCGTTGCAGGAGTGTCTGACCCAATGGGGCTTTACGCCGCCATGACTCTAAAGATAAATAACTACAAGCCATTTATTCGCAACTTACCGTTGCAACAAAAAGCTTTTCAAGAAATTGTAATAAAAACATTTACAAAGCCTTGAAATATGTTATAATAGCCAAGTGGTTATATAACATCACATAATAACAATACACTGCAATACAAATAAACATATGTCATTTGACAAACTAAAACAAAATCGGGCAGCAAGCATCAATAAACTTGTTGAAGCTGCAGAAAAATTGAGTACACCAAAAGCTTCATACGGAGACGATCGTATTTGGAGCCCAGTAGTTGATAAAGCTGGAAACGGTTATGCTGTGATTCGCTTCTTACCAGCTCTTGAAGGTGAAGATCTGCCATGGGTTCGCTTTTGGGATCATGGTTTTAAGGGACCAACTGGTCGTTGGTACATTGAAAATTCACTTACCAGTATCGGTCAACCTGACCCGGTAAGTGAGATCAATAGCGTGCTTTGGAACAGCGGCAATGAAAAAGACAAAGAGATTGCTCGCGAGCGTAAGCGTCGTTTGCATTATGTCTCTAATATTCTAGTGCTTAGTGACCCAGCAAATCCAGACAACGAAGGTAAAGTTTTCTTGTACAAATATGGCAAGAAAATCTTTGACAAGATTATGGATATTATGCAACCACAGTTTCAAGATGAGACTCCAATCAACCCATTTGATTTTTGGGCCGGTGCAAACTTCAAGTTGAAAATTCGCAACTTTGAAGGCTATCGTAACTATGATAAGTCTGAATTTGAAGGAGCTTCTGAACTTTTCAGCGGAGACGAAGCTAAGCTTGAGAAGATTTACAATTCGTTGTACTCATTAAAGGACTTTATTGACCCTGCAAACTATAAGTCGTATGCAGACCTTAAACGTAAACTTGTTGAAGTACTTGGTGCTGAAGCGCTCGCCGGTTCTTCTACTGAACCAGCAAGTGTAAATGTTGCGGCAGCAGCAGTCGGTAAGTCAGTTGAACCAGTACAAAGTTATAATAGTTCAGAATCAACATTTGCTGCGTCAAGCACTGATGATGACGATGATGAATCGCTTAGTTACTTTGCAAAGCTTGCTCAAGGCAGCTAATAATTAACTCTATACAAAACAGGGGATAGAATGTTCTATCCCCTGTTTTCATATATACTTCTATGATATTTTTAATAAAAGTATTTACGTATGTAAATTGTATTGATTGTTTGCGCCACCTAAAAACTCTCCGCGACTATTGCGATCGTACTCCGACAATTTTAGAAATTGTTGATATTGATAAAGAAGAAAATATACCTCTTATATTTGAATACAACATAATGGGTATACCGCATACACTATGCTATAATATACGAGGTGAAATTATGCACAGTTTTCCGGGTGTAAAAACTGCAGAAGAGTTTGATGATATTGTTTATCACCGTATCTGTAATCAATAACCCATAGCGCTGCCAGTTAATATTGGCATCATCGGAGAAGCATTATTGTTTACGTTGCTCGTATTAATATTACTTACATTTCCTCCATTATTGTTATTTACAATTACTGTTGGAGCAATATTTGAAATGTTTCCAGCGGTCGCTAACATACTTCCAGATGATGCCGGCACCCCTTGCACATTATTTTTCCACTTGAAGTTTGATGCTGCATATTCATCCCATGACCCATAACCCGCAGCCATAGCCTTTTCAGGTTTACTTAATTCTGAAAAATTATTTGTAGATACGGCCTTTAATATTTTTTCGGAAGATTCGGTAGTAAGTTTTTCAGCAGTTGGTGTGACACTTTTTTCAGCAGTTGGTGTGACACTTTTTTCGGAAGATTCGGTAGTAAGTTTTTCAGCAGTTGGTGTGACACTTTTTTCGGAAGATTCAGATTTCTCACTCTTTTTAGTGTTGTATGCATATTCATATATGCTGTCTGGAACAGACTTTCTAAACCAATATTTTGGATTTGCCATAGAAAGATCTTCATTGGGGTCAGGTAATATTGCTCGTAGGGCGCTACGTTGCATGTCGTCAATTGAACTTGCAAGACTGTCTGCTGCGCCAGTTATGCTTTCTCCAGCCGAAGAAAATAATGCCCCCAATTTTTCTGGTAAACTTGCAAAAAAGTCAATAACAATACCCGGCAAATCTCCTATAAATTTACCAATTGTAGCATACATCTCAAACATTGGATCTACTAAATATGTTTTATACAAATCAGTAAACGAAAAGCTATCTAAAAATTTGGAAAATTCTGAAAATCCTAGCTTTTCAGATATCCAGGATATTCCATCTTTTACTGAGTCTAATAAACTGCCAATCAAGCCATCAAATACACCTACAAGTAATCCTTTTAGACCGCCGATCAAACCACCTTCTTTAAAGCCAGCAATTGCTCCCTTTATTCCGCCATAGATTCCCATTATTATTGTTAACGGCCAACCTAAAACTTTTAAAAACGGACCGACAATTTTACCCACTGACAAAAGCATTTTTGCAAGGCCTCCCCCAGCTTTCATTCCAATTTTAAAAAACCGAGACATACTTGAGAATGTTTCGCCTATTACTGAAAATGCTTCGCCAGCAACTCCAACAACACTAGACACAGTCTTGATTATTGGCGAGTTTCCAAATATAGAAAATACTTTTCCGAGTAGAGTAAATAATTTGCTAGACTTAAACTTATTAATGAGTTCCGCAATCTTTTCTATACCAGTAAAAACCCCCTTAAACAATGGAGAGGCCTTTAGCCGAGTTACAATGTTTGTAAAAAATTGACTAATTGCAGAAAAAACGCTGCTAATTTTTTGAAAAAGTTTTGTTTTTCCAAGAACATTAAACAGCGCAGACGTTAGTTTACCTACAAACCCAACTGCAAAACCAGCTAATAGGGCGGCGGCTGACAATATTCCGCTAAATATACCACCCGGCATCTTAAACTTAGAGTCTTTGACGGGTGTGCGTGTTCTGTCTGGCCTTAAGCCTCTAAGAGCATCAAGTAATTCGTCACGATTTTCACGTTCTTGAAGCTTATTGCCTTCAAGTCGTTTTGCCAAAACTACATTTGATCGTATTAGAATATCAAACTTGTCTTTTAAGTCTGTTGCTACATTTACAAGTCTATCTAAAAAAGTAGGAACCTCTGTAGTGTTTTCACGAGCAGCATTTGACGCAAGCGTAAAGTCATAGTTATCAATGGTATCAAGTATAAGATCTTGAGACAAGTTTGAGCTTTGTAATTCCTTTACAACTTGTGCTAGTGTTGATTCGTCGTTCATTTTTTACGTTTTTCTTCTTCTTCCTGTATGTGTTTTATTAACATTGCGATATAAATTTCCCTCTCCCACGGCAGCATATTATCTAATTCAGTTAAACTATATTTGTGATGTTGTATTAATGCAAAATTTGTTTGATAATAATTAGTTAACGATTCATGTGAGAGGGCTATTCGAAAAAAGCCTGCGTTCCTGTAAGAGTAATATTATTTTCTTTTTTACAACCAGTACAATTAAATTGAAGCGTGTGTTGTAATTTTGGAGAGTTTGATATATACTCTTCAATTTTATTAAGTTGTGCACGATTTAAACTGTTTACAAATGTTAACAGCTCTTCACGATTTGATTGTGCTGCTGGATAAACTCCGCTTTCGTCAAAAATTGATTCAATTGAAGCAATAAGCATATTTGTTATTGTGTCAACATTGATTTCGGATGTGGCTATAATAGAAGACATATCATCAACGCATATATGTCGTAAAATTACTCCAATTTTATCGGTCAACATAATTTTACTATCAACTTGTTGTTTTGGCCATGTAATTTCGATGTCATCTATGTTTACTGAGACTTCATTGTATGTTTCGCAATAATCACATTTACATTTTATATTGCTAATTTCTCCTACGCTTTTTGCTCGGAGTTTTAAGAAAATATACTCAAGGTCAAATGATGTTAATTGTTCTGGTTTACAGACATTAAATGTACATGCTCTTATAATATCTTTAATTGCTGACATCATTTCGCTAGAATTGTTAGATTCTTGCGCAAGCAATAATATTTTTTCTTCTTTTACGAGGAATGGACGATATTCAATTGACTGCGACGTTGACGGCACAGTGAGTATATATTTTGGCGATTCAAGTGTTGGTAATGGCATAATATTATATATTAGTGTATAATTTTCAATTTATCATAGGTAAATACTACTGTTACTTTTTGAATAGTAGATTCACTGTTGTTGTCTAATTCCATGGAGTTTAGAGTAATTGGATAGGCTCCCTGTAGAGTTACTTTATGAACTGCTTTATTTTGTTCATCTAGTTGAGTAATGCTTATTTCCGTCTTATAGTCACTATAATTAGAAGTTAATAGGTATGAATCAATATCTATTATTTTCTGCATCCATGTGTCTATTGCAGTTTTAATAAAATTATTATTAGTTAAAATAAATGTCATTGTAACGTCATCCTCAATATATCCTGTTGGTATTTTTAGTGGTCGACGAGTGCCAATGTCATAGTCCAATGTAGTTATTTGTTTTCCAGGAATACTAGTAGTTTCACAAAAATATGGTATATCTCGTGTCGACTCAGATGATCCAGGAATTGCAGCAAACGTTACGTAAAAGCGATTTGCTTTGGCAATCCCACCATTTCTAATTATAGCAGACTTAAAATCATTTATTGAAGACGACATATTAGATTAGTGTACGTGTTTTTTGCCAAATTGATATATTCTTTTGGCCGACAAAGGAGTCGGTTGGTAAAAAGAGTGCTATTTCCCATTCTTTTGGAAGTACTTCAACTGTTTTAGAAGAGACGTGTTTATAGAGATAATGTTTAAAACAAGGGGCATAGGCACGTAACTTTGCAGTGCTACTTAACATGTCATATGACAGCCTAAAGCGAGTCGTTTCATCTAACTTTTTATTATTCATATGATCCATAAGGCGATCAAAAAATACCGCGCGTTGACGGGGCGGTAAGTAGTGTAAGTTTAGGCCATAAAAGCCTCCCTTTGCTGGTCCTATCATGAGTATAAGTGGAAACTTATCATAATACGGCAGTGTTTCTTTATATTTTGGGTCATATAAAAACATAAACATACGACCAATAAGTGGTTTACGACGCGTTTGTAACGAGTCATCATTTAAAACCCTCGATGGAGATATATTTGATAGGTTGCGTATTTTACGTATAAACCAGTCGCGTGACTCTACAGAGCGCGGTAAAAAGCCGGCGCGTTCTGCATCGGCTTGAATCTTAGAAAAAAGAGACGGCATATATCTATTTATAGCATTTTTTACGTCAATAATTTTATGCCAAGCGCCTTTATTGTATCTTCAGTCCACACTTCAAAAATCCATCCTCGATCAGCGCAATATTCTCGTGCAGCTTCCCACTTTGATATATTTTTTGCATAGGTGAGTACCTCTGTAATGTATGCCTTTGTTTTTTTAGACCGCACAGCTGGTTCCTGTGTTTGTTTTTTAGGTTTTATTTCAATAAGATAAGTAGTTCCAGTCTTAAATGTTACTTTTAAGTCTACAAAATATCTATGACTTTTTCCGTCTGAGCGGCATCGGTATGGCACAACTGTTTCTTCACTGCTCCAAGAAACTACGGCTGGATTTTCATCGCACCACTTAAAAACTTGACGCTCCCATAGCGATCGATATACGACTCCAGAAGCGTCTCCATCATATTTTTCTTTGTGCGCTATGCGATATTTACCACTATAATAATGTTTTTTCGCCATATAAATACTTATATGGCATTAACTTTTCCAAGTGATCGAGCAAAGCTGTCATCACGTCCATTTATTAAATTTGCATGTAAAGGTGCGGCTGCAACTACTATAGTATTGCCCATACCTGGCTCGTTGCAGTTTGGTGATGGTGCAACATACAATAATACTGAATTAGGATTTTTAGGAGGCAGCCTTGCCAGTATAGCATCAGCCGCATCTGGCGCAGGTTCATTTAAGGGCGCTGGTGAAGCTGCGCTTAAACAGATAGGTGATATATACAATAAGGTGGGTGGCGGTATCGCAAATGCGCCAATTTCTTCACTTGTACAGGGGGTGACTGCTCTAACAGGAGCAAACGAATCAATTCAAAGCGCAATAAGCATAGGCACTGGCACAACGCTAAATAAAAATATAAACACTGAATTTACTGCAACAAACACTCGTGTCTTTACATTTGCATTTCAACTAATACCATCCTCAACTGATGAGGCAACTGAAATAAAAAATATTGTAGCAGCATTTCGTACAAACCTGTATCCAGAGGGCGGCGAGTTTCAACTAAAATATCCGCCAAAATGGACTATAGAATTTAGAAAGGGCGGAAGTGGAGACATTATAACTGATATACCGAAAATAGGACAAACATATTTAACTGAAGTTAGCACTACATTTAATAGTACTGCTAATATGTGGAGAGCAGATGGATCACCAATTGAAACATCTATTCAACTGCAATTTATGGAAACACGGGCCCATAGACTAGACACCTTACCAACATAAATTATGTCATTTTTTGCAAAATATCCTAAAATAAACTATGATTTATTTTCAGATGGTTCAATATTTGAGCTTACTGATATTTCTCGTTCAGTAATTATAAATTCAAATCGTATTGCGGATGACAGCGCGCTATACACATATTATAGTATAAATGATGGTGATCGTCCTGATATAGTTTCGCATAAACTGTATAAAAATTCCTCTTATTATTGGACATTTTTTATCATAAATGATTTTTTACGTGATGGTTATACATCATCATGGCCATTATCATATCGAAATTTTACAAAAATGATAGAGCAAGAATATGCAAAATATTCAGCGCTATCAATTAAACCAACTACAAACCCACAACTAGAATTAGACGGCACCGGATTTTTGGATATGTCGTTTATACCAGTAACTTCTCAATATTTGCCATACTTAAAGTTTGTGTCTGGCGATGGCGAGTATCGTTCAAATTTTATTCGATATGACGCTAAAAGACATCAGTGCATTATAACTGATATTCATAAAGTTATTGATTCAAAAAGAATTGAAGTGTCATCTAGAGAAACCTTTGTAGAAAGTACAAATCACGCATATAAAATAGTTTGGGATGACTCAGTACGTGAGTTAAACCTGTTTTCTACAGACACTGAAGCGATCATTTTAGCGAAACGCAAAGATGCTGAAGCTAAAAATATAACTTTAAAAACAGAATGGATTGACTCGATCTATTCTATGATTACACAATATGACATTACTGGAACGCGTGAACATATTGCAGCGAAAACCGCAAAAGAAGACTATATTCTTTCTAAAACACTTATGGTTGCAAAGCCAGAGTTTAGATGGAGTGACTATTCGAATGCTGCATACGAGTATTATTCACCAAATGATACTGTGTTAAGTGCATATGACGCCTTAACAAATGATCTTATAGTTAACCCCAAACTAACATCATTTTTTGAATATGAAACTAATATAAATGAATCAAAGCGCATGATAAGAGTAATACGTTCAGAATTTATAAGTGAATTTTCTGACCAATACTTTAACACTATAAATGATGTAACATAATTATGTCAGCCAAACCAATAAACCCGGCGCATTCAAAAAATACTCCTAAGATTGGCTATAGCGATCAGCCAAACGTTAAATTGCCTGGCGCATTTGAAGTTGAAAAATTTGATATAATAGATTCGCAAGGAGTTAGAAAAGATATAAGAAGTTTAGTTGAATCATTTACAATTACTAGTGAATTGTTTTCTCCAGTGCTAACTCTCTCAGCGTCTCTACGTGATACAGAAAAATTATTTGAACCAGTTGATGGTAAACAACTACAAATATATGGTCAAGAAAATATTGAAATAAAGATTAAACCTGGAATTGGAGATGCGATAGAGCACACATTTTCAGTAAAGGAATATCCAACTCTTGTTCGTACACTAGACTTTCCACACACTCAAATTTATACACTTTTAGCAATTTCAGAGTTTGCTTATCGCAGCAGTCTTATGAATATATGTAGAGTGCTTGATGATGGAAAATCATTAGATAAAAATATTGAAACTATTTTTAAAGATGACTTGGGGCTAACAGAATTTAATGTGGAAGGAGACATAGAAACTAAATTTAAAGGAATTATAAACATTCAGCGGCCACTCCAAGCCGCCGAGTGGTTACGTTCACGTTGCTTTACCGAAAACGGCTCTCCATTTTTCTTATACAGCAATACTACTCGCCCTGGAGTAATCTTTCTATCTTCATGGTCGAATCTTTCCGGAAAGACTTCTCCAATTGTCGCAAAATATGTGTTTAAACCATTTATCAAAGAAGAACCTGGAACGGCAGAGCATACTACAGCCGAAAGAAATCGTCTGTTGAGTATGACGTCTTCAATCAAACTTGATCGTTTAAAAGCATCAAATGCTGGTGCCTATGCAAGTCGCTATAATGTTATAGATTTTTCTTCAAAGGCATTTTATGTTTTAGACTTTAATGGTAAAGAGACGTCAGATTGGAAACCACGTAAGTATAATATCAAGGATAGAAGTGGAAATTCTCAATCTGCCACAATGCATACAATTGCAAGTTCTAATGTTGTCAGTGTGCATGTAAATAGAGGCATTTCTGAAACTGGTGATGGCAACAGCGGCGGGGTTGCGTATAATTCTATTACTGCATGCGAACGATATTTGCCCCCATCCAGAGCACTATATGCTCGATTAAATGAGGTTAATCATGACATTGTAGTTTACGGAGACACCGCAATGCAACCCGGCGTAAAAATAAATTTAAAAGTGCCAAAGCCAAAATTAGAAAATGATAGAGCAGAAGAGGAAATTGATGAACTTGCATCTGGAGACTATGTTATTCTTGTGGCTTCATCTATTTTTTCTAACGGCATACATACAAATAAGTTAAAAGTTGCCAAACTTGTTCCTAGTGTAGAAGGAAATATATTAGATTCAGTCGGCCCATCAAATGTTAATCAAACTGGACAAGTTGCTAATAATGCAAACATAAATCCAAATGGTACTGGAAAAACTGCACCAACTACTGAGAGTCAAAAAGCATACTATACAAAAATGTATAACGCATTATACAAAGAGGCTGTTGCTAAGGGACTGCCAAATCCAGACGTTGTTGCACGACTTGGGGCTGCTCAAACCTGTTTAGAGACTGGATATGGCACTCGAATGGTTGGAAATAATGCATTTGGAATAAAGGCACATACCGGCAGCGGTAATGCTGGTGCAGTCACTGCATCAACAAAAGAAGTTATAAATGGAAAAACAATTACAATAAATGATAGCTTTAGGGCATACAACAGTGTTGAAGACAGCGCAGTGGGATATATTGATTTCTTAACTAAAAATAAACGATATTCAACAGTGTTAGCTTCAACAAATATAGATGACGCAGTAACTGCAATAGGGCAATCTGGATATGCAACTTCCCCAGTGTATGCGCGCGATGTTGGTTCAATTGCTAGAAAATTCCAATATGAAAATTGATCATTGGTTTACAGCTATTGTGGAGAATATTGCAGACCCGCTAAATGCAGGTCGGGTGCAGGTGCGTTGCTATGAATATCATGAACTTAATGATGTGAATAGTATACCGAGCGAAAAATTGCCATGGGCGACTCCACTCTTACCAATTACTAGTGCGAGCAACTCGGCAGTAGGTGCAAGTGCAACAGGGCTAATGGTTGGTAGTTGGGTTTTTGGTTTTTTTAGAGACGAGGATTTGCAAGACCCCGTTATAATTGCAACAATACCTGGAACAACAAATTTAAGTGGTGGTGGCGCTGACATACCACAGGATGCAATATCATCTTCGGTAGGAAGCTCATTTGTAAGTGGAACAAACACTTCGCAATATGTAGATGGCTCCCCAGTAGCAAATTCAGCAAATACTTCTGCGCTTGATGGCGCGCCTGCGCCATGGGCCGATAGCAAAGTTGCTACTGGCGCTGTAGATTCATTTGTTAATGATGTACTTAAGTCTTCAGAATAATTAAAATTATGTCTAATGTTTCAAATCAATGGTGTGCTGAAAAATTAACTGGATTTTTAAAATCATCGGTTAAACCAGAAAGTGCAGATCTTCCTACTGACACAAGTAGTTTAACTAATTGGTTAAATTGGCCTCTAGGCAAAGGAGCCAAATATATGACACAAATATCAAGTCCTAAAAATTTGTATAAAGGTGATATTATTATTAGAAGCGGTGCTGAAGACTATATTGCAGTTGTGTATGATGGCGGTCCAGTGTCAGGAACTTACAAAATTGCAGAATTTGACTATATTTCTAAAAAGATTGTTAAAAAAAGTACTACTGGTCCAGTGGCATACATATTACGTATACGAGGCGCATATGGGGATCCAGGAATTACGAGTACTGCTGCTGATGGCAAAAAAGTTAGCAGACGATCAAGTTTTCTTGTAAGATCTGGTTCTGTAGCAGTTGACAATAGACTTATTGATATAATAGAAAGCGCTGGTATGGCTATGCCAGACGGTTATACTACTCAGTTAACTTCAGGTGTGAGACCAGGAGACTCTAGATTTCATGGTCGCGGAAAAGCAATTGATATACAACTATATCTAAATGGCAGATCATTGGGACGATATCAGGTTGCATCAGACTTTAGACATTATGAAATATTTGCGCAAAAAGCACGACAAATTCAAACTGCTAAATATCCAGAATTAAACGTTGCATTTAGGTTTGGTGGTTATTTTTCAGGAACCAGAGCAAACTATGGAGCATTAGACTCTATGCATTTTGATATTGGTGGTTCCGCTGGTCTAGGTACTGGTGGTGGGTCTTGGGCAAATGGTTTAACTTCTACTATGAGAAATTATTGGGCAGGCGTTACTAGCGTAGGCATGGGCGGAGCAGCATAAGGCTTATATATAGAATAGATAAATTATGTCAAATAGTAGTTTTAGCGCACCATACCCAACTTCTCAATCAGTATATCCATATAATAATGTGACGCAGTCACGTTCTGGACATGTCTTTGAAGTAGACGACACTCTTGGACATGAACGCATAAAGGAAAAACATAAGTCTGGATCATATCGTGAAATACACGCAGATGGTTCAAGTACTGTAGTTATAGTTTCAAAGCATCATACAACTATTCACAGAGATGGAGAAGTTACTATTATTGGTAATGCTAAAGTTGATATAGGTGCCGCTGGATCAGTATCAAATGTAACAATCACCGTAAATGGTAATGTTAAAATGGAGGTAAAAGGCAATTATGAACAAACTGTTGAAGGCGAATATAAATTAAAATGTGGATCATATAAAAACGAAGTACTTGGTGATAAGGCCGAAAACGTTGTTGGCAAAAAAGATAGCATAATTGGTAATGGTGTAAACAACACTGTTCGAGCAGGTGGTATAAAAAGCATGGTTGTAGGTAGCTGTGAAAAAACCGTTCTTGGAGGATATACTGGAATATATACTGGTACGGCTGATACTACTGCACTCCTTGGAGTAAGTATGTCATCTCCAGCGGGACCAGCCACAGTTGGAGGACTCTCGGCAGCTGTTGATAGCGCAACTACATTAAATATGACATCACTTGGATTGACAAATATGACTTCATCATTTACAAATATAACTACTCCATTAGTTAGTGTGCTTGGAGGAGGAGTTGTGGCAGCTGGTGATCTTCGGGCTGGAGCTGGAACTACTGGGTTGTTAACTCACCTTCACCTTGGTGACGGATCCAAAGGGATTCCAACTCCTACTGTGCCTGGCGCCCTCGGATAAAAATGATACTAAACTAAAAATATGCCACTTACAATTTCAAATATTGCCGATCAAAACCTACTTGGCGTGGCAGAGTCTACTGGCCCACTTAGTTTCACAATTGCATATCCAGAAAATCCATCAGCGACATTTACAGTTAGCGCTAACAGCAGTAATACCGGACTCGTCCCTATTGTAAATATTGTGTTTGGAGGAAGCGGAGCAAACCGTACAGTTACGGTGACACCTGTAAGCAGCAGAAAGGGTACGGCAACAATCACAATCACTGCAACAGTAAGCGGCACCTCAGTTACTGCAGCAGAAACATTTTTATTTACAGCAAATCGCCCGTCGGTATATACCGATACATATATGGATTGGACAGCTATAACTGGCCAAGTTGACACCTATTTGTATATAAATTTTAAGCCTGAAGTATTTAATAGCGAAACATTAACCTATCAAAACTTTAAAGCACAACATCGCCCAATAGAATTAATCTATAACGGACAAACACGTTTTCAGGATCTAATAGAAAGCTTTACAATTGTTACTCAAGTTGGGGCAAATGGAATTAATAGAGCTCCATTTAATGTTGAAACTCCGGCTAATCCATATAATTATGGCACGACTGGACCAACAATGTTAAAAAGACGTCCATGGAGAGTTGAAATAATACCAGTAACAGACCCCGGTCTTACAGTTGATATACAATACGAGAGTAGAATGGCCGGCATTTCCAATGTTCCAAAGCGGGTTGGTCGCTATGATATTACAATAAATGTCACATATGTTCGAAATTTACCAATAGTTTCATATCCTGATATTCAAAATGGGATATATCCAACACACTTACATAATGGCACATATCGTGGTTTTTGGAGTAGTTATCAAGACAAACCAAGTACATTTCCAGTACAGGGTAATATATTTAATGAAATATCTTTTGATAACCCAATTTTTAATAACAATGAAGATGCGCTAACTGAATTTCAGCTTGATAGGCTCAAGACAGAAACATTTTTGTATGATTTTAACACTCGAAGAGCTCCATACAAAGGCTATGGTGACCCATCTAAATATTTAGTAATACATCCACGCCCAATTGGAGCTACTTTTACTAAAACTGAATATGTGTATTATGGAAATACTCATGTTCCCGAATTTATTACTGATCCGCAGATACTAGATGTTGACGACCCAAACTATCCAGGTAATATACCAGTTAGATTGACATATGCAAAGGCAAATGAGACGTCTCCAGATCTTTTTTCTGCATTGACTCCTCCAATTGAAGTTGGCACATACACTGTTACAGTAGAAGCAGTAGATTTAAACTATACTGGTTCAGTAACTCAAGAAATTAAAGTAGTTCCAGTTTCTCCCACTGCTGCACAAGCAGCTGCAGCTGAATATCAGGAAAAAGTGGATCTTTTTGAAGCAGAAGTAGTTTCTAACCCTAAAAATAGTAGTTTAAGCAGTTCATCATATGTGTCATATTCTGAAAATGTATCAACATCAGACTTTATAAAAAGCGGTGTACTTTCATTTTTAGAGAAAAGTGATATTCCAGCGCTTGGCACAGTAAAAACCCTTACTGAATGTGCACAAAATTTACCACAAAAATTAATGATTTTTGTTGCTGCAAAAATAGCAGCACTTATACTTAGTTATATTCCAGGAGTTGGCATTTTAAACCTGCTAACTTCAGTAATGGATCTTATCAAAAAGGTTCAACAGATACTGGCACTCATTGAGTTTGCCAAAGACAACCCATGGGCATTTGCAAATATGGTTCTTGAGGCTACAGGCGCCTATACTGCATTGGGAAATTTTGCAAATGAACAAATTGACGCTCTTAAATCACAGTTTCCAGGCATTACTGAAGGAGTTGGTGATGTCGCTGGATTTGTAAAAGACGTCGCGAATGGACTTGTTGATATTTGTAATGCAGTTGATATTAATGGCAATCCACTTGCTAAGTATATAAAGGCTGACAATACAAAAACACCAGAGGCAATTGTATCATTTATTCCAGCTACTTCGCGCCAACCTATTGAGGCAAAAGGTAAGTATGACCTCTTTCAATTTAGGTTAAGAGACGCATTAAATAAAGACACAGATAAAATTAATACTTTAACTACTGAAGGAAACACTGCTGGTTTACAGGAATATGTTTCAATGCTTACGGCAGTGCATGAACTTGCCTATAACTATCATGACCGCATCTCCGCGACTGGTGCTGGATCTGGCTTGTTGAGTGGAAGCAGTACAACATCTGATGGTTTGGATTCAGTCTATAATATACTCAGCGAGGCGACTGGCATACTCTCTAGTGTATATCCACAAAATTCTGGCACAACAAACATTACGTCAACAGATGCAAGTGGGAGTAAAAAGAAAAGTGGTCTTTCAGTAGATTCATTGAATTCTGGTCTTGGAGCAGCTGCAAATGTAGTTAAAGGCATTAGTAGTGGAGTAGGATCAGTTGGAAGTTTCTTATCTGGAGAAACTGGGTTTTCTTTAACCGGTCTTAAAAATGAGTTTAATTATTTTGCAAAAGAAACTTTATTGAAAAACCCAGCATGGTCATCAGAAACAGTTAACGAATACAACAAGCGCGTAAATAAAATAAAATACGAAATGGAAAATAACTCTGAAGCAATACGTAATAACCCTGCAAATGCGGGGGTGTCTGCTGCCTCAAGTATAAACTCTGCCTCCTCATCTTCTGGCTCTTCCTTTTTAAATAGTATAAGTTCGTTTGCCAGTTCTCCACTTGCTGGTTCATTTTTAAACAAATAACTCGTCGACTATATTTGTATAAATAGAATATGAGCCGCAACCTGTCTGACTATAATGATTCTAGAACGACAGTGGTGTCTAGAAAAAATTTATATTCGGATATTGATAATGCCTTTGCGATACACCCGATCTATAATGACATCTTACCAATTACTGACATTGACTCAATAAAGCAAAGTTTAAAAAACTTACTATTGACAAACCGCTATGATCGTTGTTTTCAACCTGATGTTTATTCGGACGTAACTGCACTATTATTTGAACAGGTCGATATTTTTTCTGAAATTGAATTAAAGGAAAAAATAGAAAACATAATTGATCAGTATGAACCACGAATAAGCGACTATGAAGTCATAGTTTCAGATGATTCTGAAAAAAATGCCTATCGAGTTTCTATTAAGTTTGAAACTTCATATGATTCATCTTCTGAAATAGTAATATATTTAACTCGTATACGATAATGGAAATTCCTACACAATCAGTAGCAGTCACAGAATTAGATTTTGATGCGATAAAAGCATCTTTGATAGATTATTTTAAAACACAAGAGAGTCCATTTAAAGACTGGGACTATACTGGTTCTGGTTTAAATTTATTGATAGATGTACTTTCCCATAATACTCATTATAATGCGTTACTCGCGCATATGGCCGTAAATGAAAGTTTTATAGATTCGGCCCAACTTCGTCAAAACGTTGTATCTGCTGCAAAACTAATTGGATACACTCCACGTAGCGCAGTTGCTGCAAAAGCAACAATTGCCTGCAGTTTGCCTCCTCGTATTGACTCAATAAATGAATATGTAATACCAGCGGGTTCACTATTTTCTTCAAACATAACTGATCGTACTAAAAACAGAGGTTATAGATTTACTAATTTAAATGATATTATTTGCAGCAAAAATTCAAATGGTTTATTGGCTGCAAATAACGTTGAAATATATCAAGGCGAAATTGTAACAAAGCGAATTCAAATAAATTCTGCTCAAAGTAATAATGAGTATATTATAGACGATAAAAATATAGATTTAAATACTTTAAAAGTAGCTGTATTTCAAAATGGACGGTCAGAAATAAATGAAGTATATTCTAGATTTTCTGACATAAATGCAGTTGATAGGTCAACTCCAATTTATTTTATATATGAAAATTATAATGGAAACTATGTAATATCATTTGGTAATGGAGTATTTGGTAAAAGGCCAGATAATCTTAACATTTTAGAACTTAGTTATTTGGTTACTGATGGTGTTGGCTCAAACGGATCAAATATATTTTCATATTCAAGTTCATTTGACTCTACTAAAATTACTAAGGTTGATATATTTACTATAAATCGTGCACTTGGTGGCGCTGATCAAGAATCAACAAGTAGTATAAAATATAACGCCCCGTTACAATATATTTCTCAAAATCGCGCTGTAACTGCAGATGATTATAAAACGTTAATACACGGAAAATTTCCAAACGTAAAATCCATATCTGTGTGGGGTGGGGAAGAAAATGAACCTCCTCAGTATGGTAAAGTTTTTGTATCAATTAGAAAAAATAAAGACCTCAATTATACGTCTGACTTTTTAACCTATGAAGAAAAACAAGAAGTGCTATCATACTTAAGTGACAAAAAAGTACTTTCAATATTTCCTGAAATAGTTGATCCAGAATATGTAAATATTGTTCTTGACGTGCTCTTTAAATATAACCGTAACCTTACTACATATACAAAGATACAACTTGAAAATAAAGTTAAAGAAACAATAAGCGAGTTTAATACACAATATTTAGATTCATTTGATGGTGTGTTTCGTCATTCATTTTTAACAAAAACTATTGACAACTCAAATCCTTCAATATTAAACTCTCATGTGAGAATTTATATTTCTAAAAGTGCTGAACTGCTTGCTGATTCTCCAGAAAAAATAACTTTAAAATATGGTGTTCCGCTTACAGTTGACAATGACGTTACAATTATAAATTCAACTGGATGGGACTATAATGGCATAACATACTATATTGGCGACACAAAGGATGACACATCAAGTGATGTGCGCTCACTATTCATATATTATTATGACTCAAATAATATACCAATTGTAAAAGAAAGAAATGTTGGTAAAATAACATTAAGCACCGGAATATTAGAATTAAGTCCTCTATTTACAGATGAAAATGTCACACTAACATTAGATCTTATACCACTTTCAAATGATCTTGCTCCAAAACGCAATCAACTTATACAAATTGACTCTTCAAGATTAAACGTCTATGGTGAAGTTGATGCAATTGCGGTTGGTGGATCAAATCGTTCAGTAGAATACACAACATTTAGTAGAGACCGTTAAGCATGCTCCTAAGTATAGCAAATTCTCGTCCGCGTAATATGGAATCCATTGGGGTGGAGGGACTCTATCCGTCGTCTTTACGAGAGTCAGCATCCTCACTTATCGGGTTTATTGAACAATACTATAATTATTTGAATAGTGTCGGACTCCCTTCAAACGAGATTGCAAACATCACTCGCGACAAAGACATTGATATTGTATCAAATAAATATTTGACTGAAATACAAAGTCTTATTGCACGAAATATACCAAATAGTCGTGCAGTTGATAAGGTTACACTTTATCGAATTATTATACAGTATTATCGTACGCGTGGTTCAGAAGATAGTATACATACATTTTTTAAACTTTTCTTTGATGAAATTGTAGATATATTTTACCCGCGAAACTATTTGTTTGACCTGTCTGGTGGATCTGGAAAATGGGCACCGCTTGATATACCTTCTCTCAGCGAGGTGTATACAAATCCAAATAAAGCTACATTAGAAATAATATCAGACTATAAAATAGGTCCATTTCCGTTTTCGGCAAAAGCACCATATGCAATAATTTTGCAGGCAATTAGCAGGAATGTATGGACTTATAATGGTATTACAAAGGAAGTTAATTTACCTTATGTTGAACGCATAAATATATCTTCACAAGGGCAACCTCCAGTATTTAGGTGGTTGTACAAATATGGAAATGAGTTTGAGTTGTATAGTACTAATGATACAACTTGGCCTGATGAAGCGCAATGGCAAACGATTTCTCGTAATATTGAAAATTCTACAATTGGTACTACTGGCATTTCTCTTCTTGAATCTCAATCATTTTCTTTTTTGGAAAATAACACACTTGTTTTACTAGAAAATGGACAAGAGAATGAGGTAGTAACTACAAAAAATATACAACATGACACTGTAGAAATAATACCAATACTTCCAACATTTGAACCAGAATTAGTACTTGATGAAAGTATTACTGGTCAAAACTTTATTGATGAGTCTATACTAGCAAATGAAATAGTCAGTGAAAGAATAATTATTCTTGGAGACGATGATATTGACATTTCGCTCTATGGCTTAACTACAGAAGAAGAAGAATATTTACTTATTGAAAGAGGAGGAGAGCCAAATACAAATGCTCTTGTAGTTGAAAGCGGGTCTCGTGATGAAAAATTTATTACTATTCTTGACAGCAAAAATATTGAATATTATCATCTATTTAGCATAGAAGCATTTCCACGTTACACAACAAAAATTGGAGATCTTGTTCATTCACTCGAGGATGTTATAAATCCAACGATCAATGCGCAATTTTTACAATCAAAAGTTTATCGCTCTACGGATTTGGATCCAATATTATGGGTTGAAATTGACAAGAATATAGATGTTTGGAGTTATGCTGATAACAAGTCATTTGCCTCTGACTTATATAAGTTGCATGATGGCGAATATTGGCAAAAATATTCTTATCGCATACGCAGTATGCTTCCTCAAGAAGACTGGGTAAATGACTATTTACGATTTATGCATCCAGCTGGTTTAAAACTTTTTAGCGCAATACTGTATGAGTTTGTATCTCGTACTGCATGGAATAATACAATTGATTATATTGCAAAAAGACCACAAGACAGCTATCTTTGGTTAAATGCGTATGAACCGCCAGTTGTTGGTTATCATACGCCTCGTTATCAGCCTGGATGGTTAACTGGAAACGAGCGTTTACTTACTATTATTCTAGAATATCTTAAGAGCAGTGGAAGCGAAGATGATTTTATCCGATTAATACGGCTTATCATCAAAATTTTTACACAAAGCACCAATCCGCGAAATAAAAATATACACACTGAATATCAAAGATGGTTAAAATATCTTGATCCTAATGAACTTATAGCTGGGTATGCGGATAAAACAATTGATGAGGCAAACTCTCCATGGACAGACACCTCACGAGCTTTATTTAGTAATATTTCGTCATTTATCAGTTTTAAATTTAAAGATCCTTCTTATTATCCATGGTTCTATAGTGAGTTAATACCACTAGATCCATCATATGAAGACACTGACGATAATTATAATGAAGCGACTATAAGTTCGTTTGATATAGAAATGACACCGTATAATAATAGCACGCTTGAAGATAGAGAGCCTCTAGTATATGGATATGTACTTGAGGCTCAAAATGATGATGACTTTATAACTGAAAACAGCAGTGGTAGGTTTATTACTGAAGGTCAACCAGATATAAAAACAGTAATAAGTTTACTCTCTAATAAATCTACGGTAAAAGAAAACGAAACTGTACGTTTCTATGCATTGACAAAAAATATACCAGAAGGAACAACTCTTTACTGGAGTGTTTCACAACCAAATATCTATCCTCAGTCTGGTACAACAATTGTAAAAAATGAAGTAGCTGTTTTTAAAGCATTGCCTCTCATAAATTTTACAACTGGTGCACCTCAAACCTTTACCGCAACTCTTCGTCAGGGCGGTCCTGAAGGTCAAGTGCTCGTTAATAGTTTGCCGGTTACTGTAAATAATAATGTAGAGATATAGAGATACCAACATACTCAATAACATCAAACACAAATAGTTAATAGCGGTGAAAGTGTCTCACACACCTATTCATAAGATAATATAAATATAGTATATGCCTGACGTAAAATTTTCACAACTTACCGCAATAACAGCAGCGCAGCCAGCTGATTATATACCAATTGTTGATGTTTCTAATCAATTTATGTCAGAAAATGGAAGCAACGCAATTATAACTGTTGGTGATCTTACCTCTTCATTTTTTGATGGTTTAGGAGATGGTTCAATAAGCATTTCTAAACTAGAAGCAAACCCAACCTTTACTGGCAATGTAATATTGCCGAGTACAACTACTATTGGCAGTGTAAATAGTACAGAAATTGGTTTCTTGTCTGGTTTACGAAACAACGTTCAATATCAACTTGATAACCCATACTTTAATAACGGCACTGTAATACTTGGTCCTGGTATGGCTTCATCGGCTCCTCTAAAAATTAGTCCTGGTACTAATACAACAACGCTAACTTCTGGCAACATAGAATTTGACGGAACAAAGTTGTATGTTACAAATAGCACACCTACGCGTCAAGCACTTGCTACAGAATCGTTTGTCACTGTGGCCAATTTACATGTTGTAGTTAACACCTCTGCGTCAACGCTCACTATAACTCAAGCCGATAACAATGAGTATATACGATGCTCTGCGGCAGGCGGTACTGCAATAACACTGGATGGATCTGGTGCATGGACAGTAGGCATGACAGTGACACTTCGACGTACTACCAGTGCTGGTGCATTAACATTAACTACTTCAAATGCAACAATAAATGACAATGATATTGCAAATGTTTTAGGCGGAGACACATTTGCATTAAAATGTGTTGATGTTACCAGTCCTACAAATAAGGTATTTGATTTTATTTAATATATGTTATTATCTACATTAAAAAGGAAACGTCGTCGTCGCGGTAATAACGGTAATAGTGGTAGTAATGGTAATCAAATTATCCATACTACTACTACTACTACTACTTTTGATTAATGTGTGTCGTATAAATAATAGCATATGGCTACAGTAAAAATTTCAGAGTTGACACCATTAAACAGCGCTTCAGTGACTGCTGGTGATCTTTTACATATTATCAATATAGAAGAAACAACAGAAAATTATCCAACTGGTACAAATAAAAGAATTACAGCACAAAATCTTGCAAATGGTCTCGCCGGCCTAGCCACAGTAATTCCACAAACAATACAAACTGCTTTAGACAACAAAGTATCACTTGAAAATTTTAATAATGCAAGTTTAAAAATTGCCGCTCCAGTAGCAGCTGCGACCACTACAGATATAGATCTAGCAAGTACACTAAATACAGTTCTTATTGATGGTGTACAACTTTTAGTAAATGACCGAGTGCTTGTAAAAAATCAAAATGATAATAGATTTAATGGCATCTATGTAGTAAACTCGGGAGTGCCTACTCGTGCAACAGACTTTGACACACTAACCGAAATTAATAATGGCTATGTGCTTGTAAATGGCGGAGACACTCAAAAAGGCAGCGCGTGGGCAGTAACGTCTACTATAGCAGTTGTCAACACTGATCCAATTGTATTTACTCAATTTGCTGCTGCAGTTACAAATATCAATAAGGCTTCTATAGGACTTGGACAAGTTAACGATACGAGTGACCTCAATAAGCCGCTGTCTACTGCAACAACTGCTGCGCTTGCCCTTAAACAAGGCACAATTACTGGAGCAGCATCAACAATAACGACAAACTATCTTGCTATTGACCGTGCATTAATTTCAAATGACACTGGCACAGTAGCTGTAAGCGCAATAACAAGCACAGAATTAGGCCGATTAACTGGTGTTAGTAGTAATATTCAAAATCAGTTGAATGCAAAGGCACCAATCAATAACCCAACATTTACTGGTACCGTTAACTTACCAAGTGGCACAAAAATTGATGGTACTTCTGTAGATCTTATTCCTGCAGGCGCGATTATGGCTTTTGCAATGAATAGCGCGCCAAGTGGCTGGTTAGCTTGTAATGGTAGCACTATAAATCGAGTAACTTATGCTAGACTATTTGATGCAATTAGCACATTATACGGGGCTGGCAACGGGACTTCAACCTTTAGATTGCCAGATCTTCGCGGCTATTTTGTACGTGGTTATGGAGAAGATGAAGGATCTGGCGCTTTTGGAGCAAAACAAGCTGACGCGTTTAAGGCTCACACACACAATACTATACAAACCATTGACCAAGGCGGTGGATTTGATGCGGGAGCAGGCAGACCTAGATATGGTGGAAGCGCAACAGCATCAAGTAGCACAGGCGGATCAGAAACCCGTCCAAAAAACATCGCAATGCTCTATTGCATCAAAATATAATAATTAAAAAATAGCTATGCCATTTAAAATTTCAGACCTTACTTCAGTCGACACAATAGGCGTCAATGATCTTATACCAATTATTGCCGTTGATGATGGCACAATGGGAAGCACCGGCACAAACAGACGAATAGCTGCTGGGCTTGCGGCAAACCAAATTGCTGGATTAATTACGGTCGTTCCATCTATTGTTGTGACTGCCTTGTCAACAAAAGCAAACATTGACAGTCCTACTTTTACTGGAAGTGTTACATTGCCATCTACAACTGCTATTGGTCCAGTAACCGGCGTGGAAATTGGTCGTCTTAGTGGAATTACCAGTAACATTCAAACTCAACTAGATGGTAAAATATCAGCAATTGGTTCATCTTTTAGTGGCACTCCCACATTTTCAAATTCTTCAGCTAATTCATTAACAGCTGGGGCATTACACTGTAATGCGTCTACGGGTGCAATACTCATTGACAATGGCGGCCATAAACGAATTTCATGGAATGATGGCGGACCTGGCGACTTTAATATTCGTGCTGGGCATTATAGAACTTCAACTGACGCAGTATTTGCAAAGGCACCAGCTGACACCAATGGCGGTGCTGCACGAATAACATTAAACACTGATGTTGCAGATGGTACAATTACATTAAGTACAGCAGCAATTGGGACGCCCGGAACAACAGTAAGTTGGGCAAATAACTTTGCGTTAAACAAAGACTATGCCTATACTGATAAAAAGTTTGGAATTGGTTTAAGCACAACTCCTGCTGCATTTTTACATATTAATGCTGGGTCATTAGGTGCAACAGCAAACTCGGAAGTTGAAATTTGTAGACTCTCTACAACTAATGCTAATGGCTCTAACCTAATAGTATCAACAAAACGAAACGCCGCTGGCGCTGATTGGACGACTGCTTCGACTCGCATAACACAACGCACAGACACCACTAATCAAGGTTATATTGAATTTAATCCTTCAAGTGTTACCGCTGGTTTGGCACTTGGATCTGGTGCTAACCAAGCAATTGTAATTGATAGTACTGGCAAAGTTGGTATTGGTAAAAACAACCCAGCGACTGCACTTGATGTCAATGGCACAGTTACAGCAACAACATTTAGTGGGTCATTTTCTGGGTCTATTACTGGAAACTCAGCTACATCTACACTTGCGGCAAAAGCAAGTACGCTTGCATCTGGTGGCGGAAATGGTAGTGGAATGACTTTCAACTGGACTCCTGGTACAGGCACTCAACCAACTTGGTTGTGGGGTGGAAATGACGCCACCAATATGTATGTCTATAATCCAAGTAACTTTAGCGTAGCTTATGCAGCAAGTGCAGGAGTTGCAAACAGATTAGCTGAATCATACAGTTTAAAAAGTGGAGCTTTAGACATGCGTAGTACTTGGGATAATCGTGGCACTGTATCATGGTCTAGAAATTTAGTTGGTCAGTATTACGAATATACGTTAAATTATTCAGCTAGTAATGCCACTCTAAAATCTGCATGTGAAAGAATAGAGGTTGATCACTGGGTACCGGTGTATATACCAAACTTTTTATATAGTGGTGCATATAAAGTTATAGCTAACAATACCGTAAACAAAACATTAACATTTAGAGTTAAACATACAAGTTTATTAACTGGATGGAGTACACCAAATGTTGGAACTGGCAACAGCGGCACTGGTCTAACACCATTTGGCATAATTGCAGATCCATGGAATCGTTTTGTAGTAATGCATTCTACATTAGTATCTGATACTGCAAATGCTGGCTTTCTTAGATCAGATAATGATGGTATGTTATGCTTTATAAATTTAAAAACTGGAAGTCAATTACCTCAAGGCTTTGGTGTCGATCGTGCTCGTTTGAATATTAAATCTCATTATGGTGATTTTGGCACAACTGTCTATTATACTGGATTATTGCCAACTACAGCTCGTCAATTAGACTATTTTAATGGAAGTACAAATCGTTCTAGAGGAGATGGAGAATGGTTTAATACTGACTATGCAACTGCAAATACGCACGATAATTATGTTTTTACCGATAAAACTATACCTATCGGCATTAGTACTGCTCCTCGCTATACTCATTTTGAAGTTGAGTATATTACTATTCCATATCCATAATTGATATGTTCTGACGAATATATCATAATAAGATGTTTAAATATTTAGGACAAAAAATTTTATAAATACATTAAATAAAACACAGTATGGCAGCAATCGTAACAGACTCTTTTCGTAGAAACAACGCAAAATTCTTTTTAGACAGTATATCGTCTAATAGTACAAACTATTATGTCGGTCTTGGAAAATCTGATAAATGGACGCTTGACGAAGAATCATTGCAGCCAGGAGACATTCCAATTTCTTATGGAACCGAGGGCGAAAACAACGACATAAAATCAAATCTTGTTACGTTGCTTAAGATTAATAACACAAATGCTGAATGCGTAATTCCTCATATAAAATGGAAAGTAGGAGCACGCTACAAAGCATACAGCCCATATGATCCAGATTGCTTTTATCCAAGTGTTCTTGAAGGAGGAATAGAAATTAATCCTTGCTATGCAGTTATAAGTGGACGTATTTATCTTTGTTTAAAGGCTGGACAAGAAGGCACTGCTGGAATACCGGTAGCAACTGACTATCGCGCAACAACTGTTGGTGGTGATGGTTATGTTTGGATACTAATTGATAATATATCAACTGCCCTATCAAAGTTGCTTACTGACCAATTTATCAATATAACTTCAGGCACAGCACCGACTACAGTTGCACCAATAATTCAATCAGACGGTGGAGGATTACTTTATGGCTTTAGTGTATTATCTGGTGGCACTGGTTATGGTTCATTAAATGAAGTTACATTTGTAGCACGCTACTCAAATGACACTACTGCTGAGATTGATTGCCCAGCTATTGCAGACGCAAACACTGGTGTACTTAAGAGTGTATTATTACCATCAAATTGGTCATACACTGATACTGAATCAAAACGCATAGTTGATGGATATTTTAAAATTGTTTCAACAGGTAGTGGTGCAGTTATAGTTCCTCATATTGCCCCATTGCGTGGCTTTGGTTATGAACCATCAGCAACGTTACCATCATGGTTTGTTGGAATTGCGGTTGACGCTGCAGATGATATATCTAGTGACGGTTTTTATATTCCATATCGTCAAATTTCAATTATAAAAGACGTTGAATATTCAGAAAGTGCCAGTCCTGATACATTAAGCGCAGCGCGTTATTTGACATTAAATTCTTCTCCAAATTCTGCAATAACAGTAGGTGATATTTTGAAAATAACAGCTGCTGGTACTGAAGTGTATGCATATGCTGATATATACAAAGCAATAAATATCAACGGGAACATTTCTCATCGGTTATATTTTCACCAAAATTCGACAACTGGTTATGGAGTTATTCCAAGTTCTGGTACTGTAACTGATTCTAAGGGAACATCTGTGACATATAATTCGGTAAATAACAGCGAATATACGCCTCGTACCGGCGAAGTAATATTTACCGAAAATCGTAAGCCAATCAACCGTCAAAGCGGTCAAACTGAAGAAATTAAGATTATTATACAATTCTAATGTCCATTACATCATACAACACGACCTATCATGATGACTATATTTCATCTGGAAACAGCGATAAAAATTATCTGCGAGTATTATTTAAGCCTGGTTATAGTGTACAAGTAAGGGAACTAAATCAGCTACAATCTGCGCTACAAGACCAAATAAATCGCTTGGGTAGCAGCGTATGGAAAGCCGATACTGCAGTAGTTGGCGGTGGCACTTCATTTTTACCAGAGTTGCATTCATTAACAGTTGATCTCTCAACTGGTGTGTCCAATGTTGCTGGGTCTAGTCTTACCTATGACCAAATTGCTGAAATTGCAAAGACAATTACATATGTTGGCACCGAATTACGCGGAGAGATTATTGGTTATCGTAAAGAAGAGGGCACGGACTATACATTTTATTTTAAGTATATAACCAGTGGCGCAGGCGGTCAAACTACTTTTGACGGTGAAATTCCAAATGGTTTTAAACTTATATTGCGTTCAAGTAACTCTACTCTTTCTGAGAGCGAATTGCCAGTAATAAATGGTCTTACCTATGTCAATGATGGTTTTGCATCAGGACTTGTCTGTGAAGAAGGGGTGTTTTATACAAAGGGGTCTTTTGTTGCGGTGCCTCGTCAAACATATTTTATCGACAAAGCTGAACTTGACACTCCACTTACTGGATATGCAGTATTAAAAATTGACGAAGAGATTATATCATATTTTGATGACCCTAGTTTGCTTGACAATGCAAATGGCACGCCAAACTACAGCGCGCCCGGAGCTGACCGATATACAATTGACCTGACCCTAAATTGGATTTCTGGAGAAGACTATGCAAGCAGCACAAATTCTTATATAAAGTTACTTGTAATAAATGCATCTCGTCCAGTTGAAATTGTTGAAACTGCCGAATATGCTGAAATAGTTGACATACTTGCAAAACGCACAAGTGAAGAGTCTGGAAACTATACAGTAAATCCATTTACAATTGGTACTCGTGAAACGTTTGATGGCGACAATCTACCAGCTGACTGCATTGTAGTTGGACGCCGCTATCGTATTCAAGATCTTGGTAGCACAATTGCTCCACTTACTGATTGGGTAGGTTTGGGCGCAACTTCTCCTGCAGTTGTAGGTTCCGAATTTGTTGCAATTAAACCCCCTGGAGACGGCTCTGGAGACACCGCAAATGTAAATGGAGGACGAGTAAGTGAACTTGCCTATATTCATGGCTCTTATCGTGCTGACGAATTAGACCAAATTGGTTATGATCTTTCTACAACAATTAAGAAACGTGAAGCAATTGAAAACGCACGAGAACAATATACAGTTACACTTGACCCGTCTGTCGCATATGTTGACGGTTATCGTGTAGCACTTGATAAAAGTTTAAACCTTACCTCTAAAAAGGCTCGTGAGCAATCAGAGGTTCGCATAAATACAAGCGCAAACATTGGCAGTTATTTTATTGGTAATATACAAAAAGCAAACACCACCAATTCAACCTTTCCATCAGTATCAACTATAAATACTCTTTACAACCTCTATGCATATGCCAATGGTGCACCAGACAATAGTACATCTGGTGGTGTCATTATAGGCACATGTCGTATACGTGCATTTGAACCTACTGGCGGAGGCAGTACAGAGTTTCGTTGTTATGTGTATGATATAGTTTTTAATAACCCAACTACGACTCCACCAGATTGGGCAAATCGTAGATTTGATAACATTGATCAAATTGTTGGTTCAAGCTTTATGTTTAATGTTAAGGCGTCATATGCACTTTTAGAAAGCACCTCTAATACAGCACTTTTTCAACTGCCATATCCTCGTGCAACAGCGATGCGCGAAATAACATTATACGCTCAAAGACAATTTACTGGTACTACTAATGGAACAATTGTACTATCAGTTGATGGTGGTCGTACATTTACAGACACAAGCAACGTGTCCTTAATTGTAAATGGAGATATAAAGGTCCAGGGGACACATTACAATGCTGCATTATCAAGTGATGCATTAACGCTAACACTAACCCCAATAAGTAACGACTGGACAACTGGTCAACCATACTCTGTTCTTGTAAAAATTGCTGTCAGCAATGCTGGAAGTATTGCGCGCGTTACAAAGAGTCGTGCAATTGCAGAGGACCTTGCTATTACTCCTGCGTCAGGCGGTGCAAATAAAATATACACTCTTATAAACACCGACATTATACGAATAACAGAAGTAAAGACTACATCAGGAATAATTATTACTGATCTTTTCACACTCATTGACGATGGTCAACGAGACGCGATATACACAAATGGAAGAGTTCAATATACCGGCGCTTCAACAATAAGTGAAAATTTTTCCATTAAATATGAATATTATAGTCGACTTGGTGGAGTCACTGGTCGTGACCTTGTAATGTACAATGTTGACTCATATCGTCAAAATAATAATAGCATTGGTACTGCATATGATGACATACCATCATATAAAGGATTAAAACTTTCTGATGCATTAGACTTTAGACAAGATATACTATACAGCGTCGATGGCGGTATCGTTGGTTCTATTATAGCAAATGGAAATAAGAGTCAAATTGATCCAAACACACCAGTATCATCATATACCACATTTTATTTACCGCGAATAGATGCTGTCACTGTAAACTCAAATAATGAGTTTACAATTATAAATGGTCTATCATCATTGACTCCTGTTGAGCCAACTGTGCCTAAAAATGCAATGACATTGTATACCTTAAATGTGCCGGCATACACACAAAATGTGTCTGACATAGTCAAGGTTTATATTGATAATCGTCGCTATACAATGCGCGATATTGGAGCAATTGAAAAACGCATTAGTAATATAGAATATTATACTTCGCTTTCACTTCTTGAACGCTCTGCTGCCGATAAGAGTATATTTGACGACGCAGGTGAACGTTTTAAAAATGGCATACTTGTTGATAATTTTATTGGTCATGGTGTTGGAGACGTATTTGATCCAGCCTATAGTTGCTCAGTAGATAAATCTGCTGGATTACTTAGACCACGATATAATACACATAATATTGACCTTGCAATTGATAGTGAACAAACAACAATAACAGACAGTCAATCAAAACTCGTTGATGACAACAAGATACGAGTGCATGACAGTATTATTACGTTAAACTATGAAGAGGTTGAACTTGTATCGCACCTAAAAGCAACGGCTCATATTAGTGTACACCCTCATGTCTATGCAAAAATTAATGGACATATACGTCTATCACCTGCTGCAGACAACTGGAAAGACACCGTTACTCGACCAGATCTTATTGTAACTGATGATAGTTCATTTGATGCAATTAAGTTTATTGCAGAAGATCCAGCGCTCGATATCCTTGGCACAGACTGGAACAACTGGGAACGCGAGTGGGGCAGTTCTACAACAACCAGTACTCGTGGTGCATTTGTACGCGGACGTGGTATACCTACAACTACAACTACTGTACGAAATTACACCGAGTCTCGTACAGGTACAAACACTACTCTCGGATTCTCTTATGTACCAAAGAGTCTAGGAACAAATGTTGTCGACACTGCAATTATACCATTTATTCGCTCACGAATTGTATATTTCCATGCCACTGGTTTAAAGGCTACTACACAAGTCTATCCATTTTTTGAAGATAAAAATATATCGGCATACACAAATCAGGTAATTGGTAATGACAGCACCAAATTTATTGTGCCATCAACAGTAAATGATAATACCACTCGTGTATTTAATAACTTGTTGTCAACAGATTTGCCCACTCCAGGGAGTGGATATACTCCTTATGGTTCAGCGCTTACAACTGACTCTGGTGGAGAACTCTATGGTTCATTTATTATACCAAATAACAGTTCAATGCGTTTTCGCACTGGTGATCGCATCTTCAAATTAACTGACGATCCACGAAACGCATCATCGGAAACAACCTATGCGTTTTCAAAATATACTGCGAGTGGCATACTTGAAACTATACAAGAAACTATACTTTCAACTAAAACACCTCAATTTACAGTAACTCCTATTGAACAATCTCGTGCTGGAAGTGTTACGACAACAAGTACTGCATATCATGATCCACTTGCACAGTCATTTGTAATTAGTACAGACGACTATCCAACTGGCGTGTTTATTACTTCAATTGATATTTATTTTGCTCAAAAAGCACTTTTCCAACCAGTTGAAATCTATATTGTGACTATGGAAAATGGTGCACCAACACGGACAGTCGTTCCATATTCGCGAGTTTTCCGTCGCCCAGACCAAGTAGCAGTTAGTGATAATGGTTCACTTCCGACAAATTTTAAATTTAGTGACCCGGTTTTCTTAAAGAGTGACGAAGAATATTCTGTAGTTGTATCTTCAAATGATGGCGATTATCGTTGCTGGTATGCAATACTTGGAGAAAATGATATACTTTCAGGCAAACGTATAGAAAAACAAGAGTATCTTGGAACATTTTTTACAAGTGCTAATGCCTATACATGGACGCCTCAACAAGAACAGGACCTTAAATTTAAAATTAATCGTGCTCGCTTTTTTAATCCAGCAAACACTTCGTCGGCTTCAGGAAATATCGGGTTTAGAACAGAACTACATAACGGTGTAGATAATATAATAATAAACAATCCTGGAGCTGGTTATGGCTTGCCACCAACTATATCATTTATACCTGATAGAGGCACACGAGCTGAAGCAATATTAGATCCGCTTACTGGCAGTATTTCAAAAGTAATAATACGCAATCGTGGATCTGGTTATAATATTGCACCTACTGTAGTAGTTACTCCAGCAACTGGTGATCCTATTGGGTCGCCAACAACTATAGCTACTCTTATTGCTAAACTTGCTGAAGTTCCAGTGTCTATGTTTAATTTGCGTCAACCAAAACTAACATTTAATGGCACGGCAATAGATTATAGCATACAGTTTAGATCTGAGGCGCCTGAAAGATTTGAATCTGCAACAAATAACTATTTGCCAAGTAGTTATGATAACTTAAGTTCACATATATTGTCTCCTATTCAACAGGAACTTCAATTTGGACCAAGAGCGCTGATAAATGCAAATCTAATTACAATTGATCCAGCAATATCTCCAATAATTGACGTTGATGGTTCATCACTGCTCACGGTTACAAACCTTATAAATGATGATAGTACAGATGAAGCATACACTCTCTATCAAAGTGGAACTGCAACTGCAGGAAGCGTTAATACTTTAACTGACAGCACAAAATCTTGGGTCGTCAATTCATGGGTAGGAAAAAGATTAAAAATTACAAGTGGTACCTATATTGGAACAGAATATCAAATTACTGCTAATACCGCTACTCAAATTACATTCAATCCTAGTACCGGGGGAGCGGGGATTATTTCTACTGACACATATCAAATAATTAATCCAGCTAATGCTGGTAAGGCTATTGCTCGATATATTACGCGCAAAGTTACACTTAATAACGGCGCAGACTGGTTAAATGTTTTTATATCGACAAATCGCCCAACTGAACAAACTAATATCAAGGTCTATGTAAAACTTGGATTTGATACAGCTACAACAGACGATTTAATTGAGTGGCAGGAATTAACACCAAAAAATCCAGTTGCTATTAGCAGCGATCCTAATAAATATAGTGAAAGTGAATATAAGATTGATCCGCAAGATGATTTTATTTCTTTCCAGGTAAAAGTTGTACTTTTATCAAATAATATTTTTGATATTCCAACAGTTCGCGATTTTAGAGCAATCGCAACAATATAAAGTTATGGCAACTCCTAAAAAAATAAAAGTAGAAGACGCCCCTTCACTGGAGCGTGATTCTTTTTCGAATGCAATTTTAAATTCTGATACTGCAGCATATAATGCAGTCATCAATCGTAAAAAACGTATGCGCAACCAAGAACGGTTAATTGCCGAACTACATAAAAAGGTTGAAGAGTTATTACAATGGAAAAGCGAAATAACCGCAATGTTACAAAAAAAAGAGAATAAATAAAGATAATGGATTCAATTCAATTTTCAGAGTTTTCTACAAATGGTGTTATTAATAGTGACACTTTTGATATTTGGCGTAAAAAAACAAATGGTATTGTACAAGAAGTCGACAATATAAAGGACAGTATATCTCCATTGTTTTATACTACAGGCCAAAACTCTTCTGCGTTATTGCGAGCGGTTACTATAGACACTCAACAAACAATAACTGGTGCAAAAACTTTTTCTGGCGGCACTGCGGTTTCTCCAATATTAAAAATTGATGCTGCTGGTGTTTATTATGAAGAGGGCACATTGGTTTCTACCGTTCCTTTAAAAAGTGATAAAATAATAATTGGCTCTCAACTACAACTGGGCGCGCACCAATACTCAATACCAGTAAACAACCCAACTGAATCTTCTCTCTTAAGAAAAGAAGGAAACTCTTTGGCATGGACGTCACTTAGTGGTATTATTGCTCAAATACAAAGTGAAGGAGCAGTAAACGTAAGTACCACGAATATTGTTGTTCCGGTAGGTTCAGTAATTACTGTTACGGCAGCTAGCGCAATTCCTTCAGGTTGGCTTCGCGGCAGCAGCGGCCGTTTTCGTGGAGGAGACTATCCAGAATTGGCGCAAGCAGTGCTTAACCAATATGGACCAGTTTACACTACCCAAACAGGTAATAGTTTAGCACCTAGTCAGACAACGTATAATGCGGATTGGTGGTATACTAATCACCCGAACGCAAATCAAATTATAAAGGCAACTCCCGATTCTGTAGTCAACACATTCATCGATCGTGGAAATGTATTTGAACTTATTAAAGGAGTAGAGTCTTTACAAAGTTTATCACTTACAAGTGGCGGCGCCACAACATTAAACTTAAGACATGACAATACGCTACGCATAAATTCAGAACGCCAGTTGGGTCTCGCTCCACTCTCTATTGGCAGCAATAATATATTGCCAGACTCCATTGATCCAAGTAAACTTAGTTTGGGTGGACCAAGTTGGGACTCGGGTACAGAAGTCTTATATGAAGGTAGAGATCCTAACTCGCGTCGTCGAATAGCAACACGTGAGTATGTCGATTCAAAGATATTTAAAACTGGTCCAGCAGCAAAACTAGTTAGCCGTCCATCAAGTGGTCCAGACACCTCTGCCCCAGGATTTGGAGAATTTTGTTATATAAATCATGACGGTATTCCAATCATAACTGGCGAAAATAGAAACAACCGATTTGGATTTGCTAACAAATTCTCGCATTGCGAAATGCCTCTTCCTGATAATCGTCGTGCAGTTGAACTTTATGTGTCATATGATAATATGTGCGCCCTCGATAATGTTGGCGAATTATGGGCAATAGGAAACATAAGTTATAATTTATTTAATATTGTTCCATTTCCAGGAGGAACAACTGTATCACAATGGGCAAAGGCATATACACCTCTGTATGATTATAGCCCAAATAATAAAATTCGTAAAGTTATAATGTCGGGCGATGTCTCGATTCTTAATGTTGCTGTAATTGATACATCAAATCGTCTATGGATAGCTGGTTATAATCAACACGGGGTACTTGGCCGTGGAAACTCTGGAACGACTACAACAAGTACTGCAACTAAAACGGGGGGTGAAGAGACTCCAGTGTTAGAAAATGTACTTGATGCATTCTTAGTTGGAAGTTTAGGTTCAGCTGATTATGCAACATGTATTGCACTAACACCTTCTGGAATACACATGTCTGGCTATGGAGGTCAAGGACAAAATGGAAGTGGAAATAATACTTCTATTAACAATACCTTTAATACAATAAATCTACCAAACATTGAAAATTATTCTGGTTGTAGTATATATGGCTCTGGGGAAAATCAATATACGTCTATATTTGTAAAAACACCAGACAGTCTCTTATATGGTTGGGGATATAATGGAAATAATATATTTGGTGATGGGTCTGGCTCAAACAAAAATATCCCGACTGTAATTTTTAATAATCCAGATATAAACATTGATTCGTTGTACACAACTACACATATTGGCGGTGAAGGCGCTCTATATTTTTCTGGTCAAAGAAATAATGCAACTGCACAACGCGGAACAACTATAGAAAGTACAATTGCAGGACATCTATTAGGAACATCAATAAGTTCAAATGATTCTGGTAATATAATTGCTGTAGGCTCTCCGGGAGCTGGCGGACGAGTGCAATGTCATACTTATAATGGAAACTCATGGTCAACATATGGTTCTGTCATAACTACTTCAGAAACTAATGCACTTTTTGGACAATCGGTAAGTTTAAATTCTGCTGGTGATCGTCTTTGCATTGGCGCCCCAGATGGTCAACTAGTTGGCTCTTCACGGTTTGGACAAATGCGTATATATGATTATTCGGGTGCAAGTTGGGTTCAACGTAATTTGTCATTTAATGGCGAATTAGCAAATTCTAAATTGGGTTCTTCAGTTGCTCTATCTGGTGATGGCAACGTAGTAGTAGTTGGTGCTCCCGGATATAATGGTAATATTGGTCGCGTCTATATTAGACGAATAACAGCTGCTGGTACAGATCCGGTTGGTGACAATATAACTGGTACTGCAACAAATCAACAATGTGGTATAAAAGTCGCGATCAATACTTCAGGAACAATAATAGCAGTTGCATCAAATGGAGTCTCTAATGCAGGAGTTGTAAGAGTTTATAGTCTAAATAATAATAATTGGACACAACTTGGTGGAGACATTACTGGGAGAGCTGCGTCTGATGGCGCAATTAACATATCATTAGATGGTGCAGGCACACTGCTGGCAATTGGTGCGCCAGGTTCAGACGTCGCAGGATCTAATAGCGGAACCACTAGAGTGTATAACTATAATTCTTCGACTACTTCATGGGTTCAATTAGGCACAGACATACATGGTCTGTCTGTAAATGAAGCAAGTGGAACTGCTGTAGCATTTTCTCGTGACGGGTCAGTCTTAGCAATTGGCGCACCAAATGGAGATGCGTATGGTCAAACAGACAGCGGAACAGTTCGTCTACTTAGATATGATGATTTAAGATGGAAACTATTAACCGGAACTCTAGCAGGAGAAACGGCTAGTGAAAAGTTTGGCGGAGCGATTGCCCTTTCATCAACTGGATCAAACGTTTTAGCTGCAGCCCCTTCATGGAACTCTAATCGTGGTCGTGTACGCTCAATTGGCTTTGTCAGTGCCCCAATAATTTCTTATGAAATATGGTGTGCTGGTAAAAATACTGGAAATAAATTTTCGCTTACTGGCGACACTCCAACATGGAGACAAATGGGACCCCTGCCGTCTGGCTATCAAATCAAAGAATTTTGGCCTGGTAACGGGTATTATTCAAATAACGTTAACTTTGTAAAAGCATATCGTCCTGCAGATGACATGTATTATTTATTTGCTGTTGGATCGAATACCAAATATGAGTCAGGCTATGGCACCAAAACCGTTTTAAATACGTGGACACGCTTAAACTTGCAGTCACACATAGTTGATAATATAATTGATATACAGTCGGTAAGTCCATATGGCGGTGAAGACTATACTATTTTACATATAAATGACGGCACTCTCTATTTTGCTGGTTATAACGGCTATATGATTGATCCAAATTTACCAGTTAATAATGAAAGAACAGACTTTACACGTATAAAATAATATGTCAGAATATAAAAAAATAATTTTAAAAAATAGTCCAGTTGCTGGAGCTGTTCCGCTTGAACAATTTTTAGATCATGGCGAGCTTGCATTAAACTATGCAGACAATAAAATCTATTACAAGACTCTCAATGGAAGTATTGTAGTTCATGAAACTCCTAATATTGACACATATCAAAGTCAAAATTCAATTGTTCGTCGTAACCTAGATGGTTCTGGTAGTTTTAATGGAGTCATTAGTGAAAGTACAGATTCTGATATTTATAGCATCTATGCTAAACACGATTCTGCTGTAACTGCAAAAATTATTAACACCAGCGTATGTACTGCAGCTGAAATTTCTTCTAACAACGGGGTTGGCGCAGAGATAAGCAGCACATCTGGTGTCGGCGCAAAAATAAGCAGTGCATCTGGGACCGGTGCTTTGATACTTAGTACATCTGGTGTTGGCGCGCAAATAAGCAGCACATCTGGGGTTGGCGCGCAAATAGGCAGCACATCTGGTGTCGGCGCGCAAATATCCTCTACAGGTACTACAGAAGATTCAACTGGGTTGTATGTAAGTGCTGATGACGGTGTCGCTTTGCAAACTGTGAGTCAAGAAAATTTAGGTGCAGAAATAAGTAGTACAAATGATACTGGCGCAGAAATTTACACTTTAAACGGAGATTATCATTTAATACTTGGACGAGCTGATAGTGCTCAACAGCTCATAGGAATTTCACGTCCCAACGCATCGGTTGATTGGCTTAAAAATAATGATAGAATTGGTAGTTTAAGAACTACAAGTACTATTTCAGCAAATTGCAATTGGACACTACCAGATCGTTCAGGCACAATATTATTAGATTCAAGTATACGCAGCGGAAAAACAATCTATGTTGATGCTGGTGTCGGTACAGACACTCGTAATGGATTTACGGCATATTCATACACGCCGTTTGCAACCATAAGCGCTGCTGTAGCAGCCTCATCACCAGGTGATTTGGTTTATGTTCGCGCTGGGTCTTATGTAATATCCGCTCAAATTAACTTAAATCTTAAAGGTCACCTATATTTTGAACCTGGAGCAACCGTTAATATCGCAACAGGTGTTGTAGCGTTTTCATATAGTCAAAATTCTGTTCCAATTAATATTAGAGGAGCTGCAGATTTCATATTAGCTGCGGGTGCAACAGGTGTATTAACAATGAGTGGTAATAGTACAACAGTTGTTAATTTTGAGTGTAGTTCTATCGTTAATCCAACAAATAATTCTACTGGTACACTCTTTAATTGTGCGTCAGGTGTGTTGGGTGTTGATGTAAGATTAATACAAGCGGTAGCTGCTACTGTGTTTAATATCACTGGTACTGGAGTTGTCACATCAAGAATTCCATATGTATATTGTGGAAGATTTGTTAATGGTTCTGGTACAGCTTTTCCAGGTGCTGCTGCTCGTGCTCAGATAAATGCTGACATTTGGACTTTGGTAACATATAACACAGGATCTGGTATGGATCTAAGGTTAATTACTACTAGCTTTAGAATAGTTAATTATAATCATGTTGGTGTAGGTGCTGCATTAAGTTGGACAGAAAATACCACATCTGAAAGTCATGCTTTCCGAGGAATTACTTGGAATAGTTTGGCTGGTCAACCGAATATAACATTTGCTTCTACCAATGGTTCAACAACTAATAAAATTATTAGATTAGACCAAACAAATATAATGCGTGCGGCAACGACAAACAGTTTAAGCTCTAATGTGCCTATAAATGTAGGAACATATGGTACATTTGCATCAGCGCCAGCAACTTCAAACGTTACATTTAAGATTGGTTCATTCACAGTAGATGCAGACGTAAACACCTATTAATTTTAAAAATATGAGTCAACAAACACTATACAACGATTTGGTAATTACTGGTGACCTAACAGTTTCTGGTACCACTACTACAATTAATACAAATAATCTAACTGTAGAAGATAAAAATATTATTATTGGTAATGTAGACACTCCATCAAATATTACTGGAGATGGTGGCGGACTTACGCTAAAAGCTGCTAGCGATAAAACTTTTAATTGGGTGTCAGGTGCTGATAGATGGACATCAAATGTTGGCGTTGAAGCTAGTGCGCTTGTACGTACTGGAGGCACAACTGCGCAATTTTTAAAGGCTGATGGCACTACACAAGAATTAACTACTGGAAAAACGATTTATGTTGATGCAGTTGTAGGTACAGACATACGGACTGGGTTTAACGATTATGATATATCAAAACCGTTTGCAACTATTGGTGAAGCGGTGTCTGCTTCTGCAAGTGATGATACAGTTTATGTTCGCGCTGGATCTTATACAATATCTACACAAATTTCATTAAACGGCAAGGGTAATATATATTTTGAAACTGGAACAGACATTACGGTTGCTGGCACTACAGTTGCGTTTTCTCTTACTGCAAATGAAACTAAAACGGTTAATGGATTTGCTCAATTCGCGTTAAGTGATACAGCAAACATACTAACACAATCAAATGGAACTCTATTTTTAGAATATCAAAGCATTACAAGCACCTCAACAGACACACTATTTAGAATATCTGGAGGCACATTAAATACAAGTTTTGCGAGTATTGTAGCGTCTACAACAGACGGATTTGTGTTGACAGGAAGTGGAACACTGGTAATTCGCCGTTCCCACACCGCGACATGTAAACAATTTTTAAACTGCAATACTAGTGGATCTGTTACTATGGACATATGGACTGTTGTAGGAGATTCTACAGATGCAACTATTCGCGTTGTTAATCATACTGGATTTTCGTATCGTGGAGTCAACTTAAACAGCAATTCATCTAGTCCGTGCATCGTTTTTGCATACACCGGTGGAACTGGCACTCCAGTCTTACGAAACTTAAGATTAACAGCAAGCGGAACTGGTATTTCTATTAATGCCGCTACTGCAACAAGAGATATATTCTTAGATCAAATTAAAATAAATGCGGCTAACAGTCTATCAGCTACCGCACCTACAACCGTTTATTCTACCACAACATACAGCACTGTCGCGCCTGATGCTAATGTAACAGTAGACGGGCAATACAATATAATGTCTAAACTTTTCTAAAACTATGGCAACAGGACCACTAACAATAAATAACAATACAACGATAACTGGTGACTTAACAGTTGATGGTAATATTATTACGTCAATCGATTCGACTATAACAGGAAGCGGTAAAACTTTTAGCAATGCTGATTCTGGTAAAATATTTCATGTTTCTGGAACAAACACACTAGTTCTTCCTACCTATGCATCTGCTGATACTGCATGGAGCATTGGCATTGTAAATGTAGGTGGAAATACACTTACAATTAATATTGCAACAGGTTCAGGAAATACAATTAATGATGCAGTCACAATAAGCAATACAGTAAAATATTCATCAATTTATATCTATAGATCAACAACAACAGGTAAATTTATTGCATTAGGCACGTTATATTAACATGAATATCAGTGATTTTAGAAAAGTAGTATTATCTAACCAAACTATAATACTAGACTCACCAATGCTAAACGCAATTGCGGCAGGTGATGATTTTGGTTTTAGCGTTGCGATGAATGCTACCGGTACAGTTTGTATAATAGGCGCTCCAAATTTTGATACAAATAATAGAGGGCGAGCAGTTGTCTATGCATTCAATGCAACTGCTAAATTATGGGAACAGCGAGGAGATCCATTCCTTGGAGCTCTTAGCGGTCAAAAGCTTGGTTATTCTGTTGCTATAAATGGTGATGGAACCAGAATAGTTATTGGCAGTCCAGGAAATTCTAATGTTCAAGTTTATTCTTGGAATGGAACGTCATATACTGTTATAAGAAATAGTACTGAAACTGCAACCGCTGCTGGTTGGAGCGTTGCGATAAATTCTGCTGGAAATCGTATTGCAGTTGGAGCACCAACAAATAGTGCCACTGGAACTGATAGAGGAGCAGTTGAAATATTAGATTATTCTGGAAGCGGAACAACTTGGAATTCACATGGAATAATCGCATATGGAGAGTCAATTGGAGATAAATCTGGTTGGTGTGTATCATTAAATTCGAGTGGAAATAGAGTTGCAATTGGTGCACCATTTAACGATATTGGAGGAACAATTACTCAAGCAGGTCATACTAGAGTTTATCATAATACATCCGGAACAAGTTGGAACAAATTAGGAATAGATCTAGATGGTTCCAGTATAAATGAACAGTCTGGATTTAATATCTCGTTAAATGATGTTGGAGATATTGTTGCGATAGGAAATATACAGGATGACACCAGCGCAAACAACGATGCTGGAACGACTAGAGTGTATAAATGGAGCGGTGGTGCTGGCACATCTGGATCATGGTCTCAGCAAGGACCAGATTTAAATGGAAATCCTGGAGACTTATTTGGCTATTCAGTGTCACTAAATTCTGAAGGAAATATATTGGCAATTGGAGCTCCATTTAGAGACAATGCTAGTGGAATCGACTCGGGAGGGGCCCAAGTTTATAAATTTGATAATACTAATGTCATTTGGAAACAAATACGTCCATTATTACAAGGACAATCTGCCAGTGAACAATCCGGGCTTTCTGTATCTCTTAGTAAAAATTCTAAAAAAATAATAGTTGGCGCGCCATATACATCTACTGGAGGAACTGCTAGAATTTATTCAATATAAATAATTATATGCCAACTCCACCGCCAATTAATTTAGGTCCATATGCTTTAAATGCTCCCTCGCAACTTGAAAAGGGGAATATAAGAGAAAGTTTGGATCTTGGATCTGCTTCTCTATTACAAGGGGGATTTATAGATTCAAATCGACTAGTTTTTTCGGACCCAAATGATAGTCAACGAACCATAACACTCGATAAAACGCAATTGAATAGTGCGGTCGCTGATCGACTGCGGACCGCACGAGTAGTCAATGTGACTGGCCATGTCACAACCACTTCTCCAATCCCTTCTTTTGATGGTACTGAAGATCTATACATTCCAGTTACAATTAATGACGGAGTAATTAGTGAATTAATGTTAGCGACCAATGCTGTTGTTGGCGCAAAAATTAAAAATGGAACAATAACTCCAGATAAATTGTCTGGAACATTTCCAGACTGGGGAAATGCTGGTACAATGCTTATTAAACAGCCTGTAATTGAGCTTGGTAGCGGCATAACTGCAAATGGAAATTCATATATTGACTTTCATTCGTCTTTCCCACCTGTTGACTATGATGCACGTATATGGCGCCGGCCTGGAGTTAATGGAGAGCTTGATGTACTAAACACTGGAACAGGAGATATAAACATTGGTGGTGGATTGTCCATTAATTCAGCAAATACAGTCATTTCTACGCGCCAACTTATTGGAGCAATAGAAATTATTGGAAACCAAATTAATGGCACGTTTGCAAATAATGTTGAGCTTGCGCTTAACTATGAAAATAGTGATAGCACAATTGCAAACTTTTTAAACACAACTGTTTATAATGGTAAGTGTGAAGTTTCTGCAAAGTTTTTTGGAGAGACAAAAACACTTGAAACCTATGGTCCTTGCCGAAGTATAACAAATGGGCAGATTGCGGTTGCAACTGCTGGACTAGAATCACGAAGTACTTCAGGAAATGTACTTATAGCATTAGCCGCCAGTGGTACTGGTGGTACATCAACTCTTTTACGACATGTTCGTGGAGGCGCAGGTGTTGAGATAAGAACAGCAGACGATGTAAACTATGCACCGTTAAAAGCATCTAATGTTAATACGACTGGTGACATTACTATTAACGAAGAATCGCCAACTCTAATTTTGCAAGACACCAACAATCGCTCTGCAATGGTGCATGTAAATAGCAATCAATTTTATGTGCTACGTGGTAGTGCAACAAACTCCACGACATGGGAATCTATTAACAATGCATGGCCTCTTCAAATAGATCTTGAAAATAATTATGCAACACTTGGAGGTGGAGCAAAAATCAATGGTACACTAAGCGTAACTGGAGACGTTATTGCATATTCAACATCAGATAAAGATCTTAAAACCAATATTAAAAATATTGAGCAGCCGCTAAGCAAAATACAAAAAATAAATGGAGTAACTTTTGATTGGGACACTTCTAAACAAGATACACACTCTGGTTCTGATATTGGCGTAGTTGCCCAAGAAATTGAAGAGATTTTACCAGATGCAGTTTGTACCCGAGAAGATGGATACAAAGCAGTTAAGTATGATAAACTTATTCCACTGCTTATAGAATCTATAAAGGAATTAAATAATAAAGTTCAACTTCTTGAAGAAAAACTTTCAAAAGTAAATATATAATATTATGCCAAGTACATTTATTGAAAGTACAGATATTAGTATGTCATCTTTAAACACCCTTAAAGGTGTTAGAGTAGCAACGGCGGCAGGAGCGCCAAATACATCGTTAAACGATTTAAGAAATTGGTTTAGAGATAATATTGGAAATACAGGAAATTTTACACACACTGGTGCTAATGGGGCCTCAATTGGCTTATCAGAATTTTCTCAACGATTTATATACGGATTTTATGCTGGTGGATGGAGTGAGAGCATAGATAATACATATTATGATAATAATGATGGCGGAGTGACATTTTGGTGGGCATGGGGCGACAATAATGCTAATAATTTTGCATTTTATTTAAATGGTAGAGGATGGGTTTCACCAAATCAAAATAATAGTACAAATACTGGAACAGCCTTTCACTCTTTAAGTGGAGCATGGAATGCGTGGAATACAAGTACAGATTATCAATGTTACGTATATCATCGCACTACTACATCTACTGTTGGATTTAAAATACGAATTGGATATGGAGGAGGGGGGACATTCTTAATACGCAATAATGGCGTAGCAACAGATATACGAAATGCAACATTTTTCCCAGTAGATAAATCTTTTTAAAATATGAATTATTATAATGTATTAATTGAAGACTTACACAAATCGATTATAATTTTAGAACATAAGGACGTTTATAGATTTGTAACATGTTGTAAAAAATATATTGATTTTGAAATACACCAAACTGATGATATTGAAAATGTCATTGTGTATGATATGTATACACAACAGACTAGAAACATACCAGTTATAGAAATATTATGGCATAATCATCATGACATACACAATTTAGAAGAAAATGATATCGTTTTCTTAGAACGTCTTAATATTATTAGGAGTATTATAGACAAATATCATATTGAAAATAAAGAATTATCTCTTGATCAAATATATGATAAGGTTGTAAAACCAAATACGCTTAATATTTTTGATCCTTCTTCTGAAAATAGTGTTTTAGATTTTTTAAGTTATACTAAATTTACTTTAAGTGTTGATGATATAATAGCAGACACAATTTCTGAACATCGTAAAGATGATGTTATACGTTGCTGTAAATTTTTAGTGCAGCAAAAATTAGATGAAATTTTAGATGAGTTAAATACATTAAAATTACAAACGTCTGATCCAGAAGATATATCAGATATTGACGCAATTGAGTCTATGTATAAAGATGTATTGGATGAACTTGATTATTCATCATGTACAACATTAAAAGATTGTCTTAAAAATTGGCCGCCATTATTATTGCCAATGCCTGAATATATTGATATGTTTATATCAAAAATTCCAAAAAATAAAAAATCTAATGATGTTTTATCGGATTTTATGCACATTGTTGATAATTCATTAACACAAGCTGAAATAAAAGAATTATTAGACGAACTTGAAACATTACAACCGGATGATGCAGACAAACAAAATCAAATGGATTTAACTGTTTTCAAAAAATATTTGTTGTATAAATTAAATAATGAACATAAATGATTTTAGTGTACGCTCTTTTGACATTGACTATACAACCACACGAAACAACAGAGCAAAATTAGACACTGGTTTTCATTGCAACTATAAGTGTGAATTTTGTTATTATCTAAATCATCTACATCTTAAGACTTCTTTTGAAAAAATAAAGGAACGTATAGACTATATACACTCATATGGAATAACGCAAATTGATCTTTCAGGTGGAGAAAGTTCGATACATGCAGACTGGTTTAATATACTAGATTATTGCAATGATAGATTTGAACATATTAGTTGCCTAAGTAATGGATCTGCATTTTCCAATGAAAAATTTTTAATAAAATCAAAGGAACATGGTTTAAAGGAAATACTTTTTAGCTTACATGGTTATGATGAAGACATTCATGATTCAATTGTTGGAAAGGTTGGTGCATGGAAAAAAATACATGCAGCAATACAGCATTGCAAAAAACATAATATTCGCGTAAGAATAAATTGTACAGTATATCAAAAAAATTATTCTGGATTATCGACAGAATATTCAAAAATTATAAAAGATATATCTCCATATGAAGTTAATTTTTTAACATTAAATCATTGGGATGATTCAAGTACATTTGAACCAATAAGCGATTATACTGGATTGACTGATGAAATTAAACTATGTATTGATGCAATAAAAGATTATGTCAAATTAATTAATGTAAGATATACTCCATATTGTTTTATGGTTGGTTATGAAAAATATGTGTGTAATCAATATCAACATATATATGATATCTATGATTGGAATAAAGAAATTTACTCAGAAAAACTTGATACAAACAAGGCATACACCTTGCACGAAAAAATAGATCTTGCATATGATGCTGCGAAAACAGAACGTTTGCAAACATATAAAAAACCATTTAATTGTATTCGTTGTAAATATTTTAATATTTGTGATGGCATAGAAAAACAATCAAATGTAAAAGTGTCTCCAGTTCGTGGAGAAAAAATAACTGATGTAAATTATTATAGAAAAAAGTTTTATGACATATAATGGTGAAAAGATTATTACATGCGGAATTAAAGACTATAATATAAAAACTTTTACATGGAAACTTATAGATGTATGCAACCAAAAATGCGCGTATTGTAATGAAGGATTTGGATCAGACGAATTTAGACCGAAAAGTTCATTTTTTAAAAACCAATCGCAAATCGATAGCTATAAAAATGTTTTAAAAATTCTTAAACTAAAATTTATTGGTCCGTTTGAAGTTGATATTATTGGTGGAGAACCAACTTTACACCCTCACATTTATAGCATAATAGAGCAAATTAATTCTATTGATAATTGTAAACAAATAAGTCTATTAACAAATCTTAAAAAACCATTTTCATTTTATGAAAAATTTAATTCTATAGCATACAACAAATTATTATTTTGCCCGTCAATACACTTTGATTATTATACCCCAGAATTATTAAAAAAATGTGTTGAAATTAATAAGTTTAAACACACTAAAATAATTCCCATTGTTATGTTACACGACGATAAAAAACATTGGGATAATATGGAAAATTTTATTACTGCATTAATAAAACATAATGTTGAATATACAATATCATTTATAAATTCATGCTTTGAGTATACTACCAATTATACATCAGAATTTTATTCTAGATTTAATAAATTTATTGTGGTTGATGCAAATAAATATTTGTTTAATGATAATTTACTGCTAAACAAATACGATATTCATTTAAATAAGTTAAATGCTTTTAAAGGATGGAAATGTAAACCACTTAGATATATTATAAAACATACTGGAGAAATTATAAATGCATGCACTGATAAACAAATGAGTTTTGTCAACTCTGAACAATTCGCAATATGCCCTAAAACTGAATGTGATTGTGATATCCAATGGAATTATGAAAAATACAATTGTTAAATTTATTAGTTTAGACGACTCATACGATTGTTATTTAAGTATGACATGGATGACTGATAATAATCATGGTATTTGCGGTCACATTTATGAAATTATAGATTATTATCTACTTCTTCATGTAAAATTTAATATTGGAATATTAATATGTGAAGACTTAAATTGGGAAAATATTGAAATGTGCATTCGTGCAAAATATAGTATTGATGAAGAGATCATTTTAAAAATGAAACATAATACAATATTTTCATATAAACCCAAATATGTTATTGGCAAAAATACAAGTATACTATTTGTTGATGGTGGTTTATATCGATCATTATATCAATCTAGATGTTTATTAGCTGTTAAAAATATATTTTGTTTTAGATGTTCACCACTTGACACACACTATAATCTTTCATACAAAAATCTTACGCTTTTACAAGACAATAGAGTGTATAATGATGAAGATAAAAAAATTGCAATAGATTATATAAAGAAAATAAATTTTAAATATTATAAAAAAATTAATAATGCGAAAACTAACACTGCATTGTTATATTTGACGTCGAATTGTAGACGTCTTTGTAATATATCATTACTTGATATTATTTTTACATATCGTTTTGAAAAATATATTATAATTACAAATACACCAGAATTATATTCTGATATTATAAAAGATTTTCCTAATATAACAATAATGACAGTGCCAGTTGAAAATATATTTGAAAAATTTGATACTTATATATACACTCCAACTGGTAAAGATGGCAGCATAGCACAAATATCTTTTGATTGCAGTCCACGATTTATTGCTGAATGTAAATATTATAACAAAGATGTAATTTATCATAATATAGATGAAAATTATTTGTCTATTGACACAGGTTTAAAGTGGCGTCAATATGATATTAAAAATAATTTTGAAAAATTACATTTAATTGATTCTGATGAAATTATAGATATATTATATGACAGGCTTTAATGATAAAATTAAATCATTTGAAATTATACCTCACTCAGATTGGTTTGATTATGATTTAAAAGTTACATTAAAACCAACATTCAAATGCAATCATCGTTGTTGGTTTTGCACAGAATATGATAATTCTACTGAGTCATGGACAAAAGAACAGTGTGATGCAGTATTAGAAAAATTAAAAGAAATACCAAACAATAAGAAAAAAATATTTTTTTATTTTTATGGTGGAGAACCAACATTAAGTAGATACTGGGAATATTTAAATTATAGACTTGTTGAGATATTTCATAATAGAGAACTTTTTATACAAACCCAAACTAACCTCAGTTTAAATAAAAATCGCCTTGAATTATTCTTAGACACAATAAATGGCTTAAAGTCTAAAAAACATATTATTGATATTTGTAGTAGCTATCATCTTAATAAACAAAATGTTGAAGATTTTATAGAAAAGATGCATATTTGCAATAGATATAATGCTTTAGGATTTTGCTTTTTTAGTACTGAATTAAAACATAAAGAACAAACATTGGATGAATGTTTAAAAATAGTTAAAGAATTTCCTAATAAATTGAAAATGCGATTTACTGAAATCTATAACTTGCAATATAGAAATATTCCAGAATACTCAGAATATATAAAGGATCCATATCTACTTGGAGATGACCATGGTAAAAGTTTAGAATTTAGATATTGGTTAAAATATTATCCAGAATTGCGACAATATTTTGAAAAAGCATGGGACTTTAAAGTAAATGATCAGATTTTTAATTTTTCTGAAGTGTCTGCATACAATATTCATATGAAATTTAAGTTTATGAAATGTGAATGTGGCGTTAAAAATATGGTTATTGATCATAATTTAAATGTATATCATTGTAACGATGATTTTTATAACAATAGAAATATTACGAATCTATCAGACTTAAATCTAGAATGCTATTTAAATAAATTAGTTAGATGTTTAAATAATGCATGTTATGATGGACTCGATCATAGAAAAATATTATGACAGAATACAATACATTAAAGCGAGTAATTGTTGGAGTTGAAAATTATGAAAACTCTAAAATTGTAGATGTGTCTTTAAAACATTTTTTTAAAGATAACTTAAAGGATTACTATCGTGATGAAAACTTTATATCATATAATGTACCCGATAGATATATAGATGAAAGAAAACAGGATTTAGATAATTTAGCTGAACTTTTGCAAAACGAAGGAGTAGAAGTGCTTCGTCCTTTACCATGCAACCGCTTAAAAACTATTAGAACACCATATTTTAATAGTATTTTTTATTCTAATTCAAACGTACGAGATTTAACTTTAACTATTGGTAATAAAATAATAACGGCACAAACTACAGTACGCTCTCGTTATTTTGAAAACACACTATTAAATGAAATATTATATAACGAAACACTTAAATATGATAAACTACTAGTATCACCTCCACTAGCAAGTTTGAGTGATGATAAACTAGATTGGTGTGATTGGAGAGAGTATGTAACATTAGATGATAAGCATTTTGATACTCAATATGAAATACTATTTGATGCTGCAAACTGTATAAAAGTTACGAATAGTGATATTATAATGAATATCGGAAATCGTAATCATTATAATGGTTATATTTGGCTAAAACAGATGTTGCCTGAAATTAATATACATCCAATTTATATGTGTGATAATCATATAGATGGAACAATATTGCCAATTAGAGATGGTGTATTTTTGGTAAATACATGTTTTTTAAAACATGATATTAGATCTTATTTACCTGAGAAATTTCATAGTTGGGAGTTTATAGAAGTAAATGAAAAAAAATTAAACCCAAAAATTTATGATGAATTATTACTTTCTGGACCGCAGTTAGCGACATATGAAGGAATCGACATAAATGTATTATCATTATCTCCAAATAAAGTTGTAGTACAAGATTCTGCAGTTCATGTCATTGATAAATTAGATAAGCATGGTTTTGAAGTTTTACCAATTCAATTTAGACATGGAGTTTTATTTGGTGGAGGAATACACTGTTCAACACTAGACTTAGCACGTGATGAGTGATAACTTAAATGAATATGCACTAATTACTGTAATAGAAGGAAACTCTAATTCTATAAATCATAAAATTAATCCTAGACTATTAGAGAATGAGGCGTTAAAATGTTTTAAATCTTGGAGAAAAAATGCAGGAATATATTCAGATATCGACATATATTGTATATGTGTTTCTGGAAATACTCCGAGTAAAACCACAATAAGTGAATTTTCTCAGTATAATGTAAAATATATTGAAAATTATATTGATGATACTAAATATTTTAAAAATGGTTGGTGGTGTAAACCATTAGGATGTTCGGTGTTAGAAAAAATGTTACCACATAAATATTTAATACATATTGATCTTGATATGTATTTGTATAAACCTCCTACCGTTCAATTAAATGTAAATTCGTGTTTAGCATACGATAAGTACGATACTTTAACTGAACGTATACTATCCTATAAATTTGATTCGTCATTTCGACCATTTAATACATGTTTTATAACTACAATACTCAAAGATAAAATTTTTTCTAAATGGTATGATACACTGTTAAAATTAGAAGAAAGCTTTAATAATAATACAAAATTTTGCAAAGAATATTTTGCAGATATTGAATACAATAAACTTGAAGAAGGAGCTTTTGATATAATTTCTCTTAAAAATAGTATAATACAAGTTAATGATATTATGTTCGGAGAAACATACACCCCACTACATAAGATGGAAACTACTCATAATATCTGTTTTCATCATTATCATCTATACAATAAATATAATTTAAACCATTATAACTATATAAAAGATAAAATACTATTTGTAAATGAATACTCCTGAAAAATTTGGAATATGGATAACACAGCGGTGCCCCATGCGATGTTCTTTTTGCCCAAATAGTGATGAGTATTTTAAAAATGGCAAAATTATGCCTTTATCTATTTTTAAAGATAAAGTTGATGAAATAATATCGAACGGAATAACAAACATCGATCTTACTCCTATTATTGGTGAAGTAATGACTTTAAATAATTTAAATGAATATCTTGATTATTTAGACTCAAAATTAGAAATATGTGAATATACATTTATTACGTGTTTAGTTTGCCCACAGAAACACATAGACTATATAACTAATAGAAAAAAATTAAAATTGGAAATAAGTTTTTATGGAGTAGATAGAGAAAAATTTAAAGCTAGGACCAATCGCGATGCGTTTAATATATTTTTAAGCAATTTAAAATATTTAATATCAAATTACAAATATAATTGCAAAAAAATTGTATTAATTAACAGAACTCTTGAAAGTCTTGGTCCTATACCGAAACAAGATAAAAGTTTACTATTGAAATTTTTAGTAGACAAATGTCATATTGATAATGATTGGATTGCTGATAGAGATAATACTCTACAGCAAAATTCTGATTTACATGAATGTCATTTTATGTCTGAACCGTTATTAACAGAAACTGGAATTTGTTTTTGTTGTATGGACTGGAATAAAAAATATATAGTCAATTCTAAAATAAATGAATTTTACGGTGATTCTAATACCTTTATATCTAAAATACGTGATATAAGTAATGTATGTAATAAACGGTGTGGATGGTATAGACCATTGAAAAAATTATGAAAAAAAGAATAGCTTTAATTGGTGCGATTGAGGGTACAACTAATCGAGTATTAGAAAAAGATTATCTATTTTTTATAAAAACATTGAGAAAAAATGGTGGTCAATATTCTAATATTGATGTATATCTACTTCAACCGACAAGATATGATATTTTAAGTTCTACGAAAGATGAACTATTAAAATATGGAGTAACCTTTATAAAAGATATTTCCAGCTATAATCAACCGGGGAGAGATTTTAACTATACAAACAAACCTATCGCATGTAATTATTTCTATAAATCGCTTAAAGACGATTATGATTATTTTTTATGGATTGACGGAGACGTTGCAGTTTTAAACGAATTTGAATTGCCAAATTGTAAAGAAGATGAAATAATATTTTTACACAATAATGAATTTTTTGATGTAAATTGTTTATCATATATTACACATAATAGTGAAAATTTCTTGTATGATAAAGAATCATACGATGATATGCTAAGCAAATTAAATATTATAAACAATAATTATATTGCAACAAATTCGTGGTTTATTTTTGCATCATCGAAATCTATTTTCTGGGAAAAATGGAATTTACTAACTCGCGATTATATTGAATCTGTGTCTAACTATGGAAAGGAACAATTTAGATTTGCTAAAGATACCGTTCACTTTGAAAATAGAATTGAAGAATTGACTATGGATATTGTTATTAAAGATAACAATTTAATAAAGATATTGCCAACTAATATTCATACATTTAATACTCCAGATTTAAAAAATAGTCATGATTATATTGAAAAATTCAACTATAATGCAAATTGCGTTCACTTCGATGATATACAGTATCTAAATTATAATAGCGAACTTAAAAAATATTTTGAAAATAACGCATATCTAAAGAGTCAAATACTTGCAATATATGGAATGGATATTTATAAAAATTTATTTTTAAATTATGAATAGCACATGGGATAGCATTACATTATTTGAAAAACTTATAGCGAATTATTGCGGTAGTACATATGCAGTTGCAGTTGATAGTTGTACACATGCCATTTTTCTTTGCCTTAAATATTGTCAATATTTAAAATATAACATTGATACTATTAATATACCTAAACAGACATATGTGTCTGTTCCAATGCAGGTATATCATTCAGGATATAAAATTAATTTTGTCGATAAACATTGGGATGGTCTATATTCGTTAGATCCATTGCCAATCATTGATAGTGCACAGACATTTAAGGCAAATATGTACAAACCAAATACATATCAATGTCTGTCATTTCATAATAAAAAACCTATTCCAATAGGAAAGGGAGGAATGATATTAACTGATAATCATGATGCACATACTTGGTTTAAAAATATGCGTCATGATGGAAGAGATTTAAATAAATCTCATGAGGATATTACACATATTGGATATCATATGTATATGCAACCCGAATATGCAATTCGTGGAATTGAATTATTTTATAATAATTCTCATAAGTATTATTTGTCGCAAAAATATTCTGATTATTTCGATATTTCAAATTTATTATGTTTTAAAAATATATGAAAAATGATTTATTAAAAAAATATTTTAATGGGTTTCTAGAAAAACATTTTTCTAGAATTGAATCAGATAAAGGTCATATTATGACTTTATTATATAAAGAATATAATATTCGCGTTAGAAAAAATAAAATAGATATAGTATATCATAGAGAATTACCATATACTATTATTGTCGATGATACTAGAAAATTTTTATATAAAACCAATATTGGTGCGCGAACTCCAAATATAGAATCATTTGATATAATTAAAAAAGATTTTGAAAAATGTTTTACTAGTACCTTGTTACCAAATATTTTAAACGAAACTTTAAATTTTTATGAAGTTGAATATTTCGATAATGATAATTATAGAATATTTGATACTGAAAATTTATATATTTTATTTTTAAGTAAGAATAAAAATAAAATATTAAATTATTATGAAACTATAAAAAATAATAATTATTGTATTGTTGATTTTGAATTACAAAATTTTATTTTTAATATTCACACTAATGAAATATTTTTAATATATTCTGGTGATATGGATAAATGTGAAACGTTTAATCCTAACATTTTTAGTATCGATACCTTTGATGAAAAATCAACGTTTTTTATTACTAATATCATAAATGAATTTCCATATAATTTATCTAAAACAGACTATATCAATAATTTGAGTAAATTGTACCCTAATTGTAATATTAAATTTTTGTAATATATTATATGATTGATAAAGTTACATATTTTAAATCAACTCCATATTCAAACAAACGTGTGCTAGAAAACGCGTATGATGAGTTAATACTAAGCGAATTGGGATTAGTTAATTAGATTTTTTTTATCTAGGTATAGTGTATTTGATACAAAAAAGAAAAATAAAACAGATATTTTATCAAAAAATAGTGATATGAATTTAGTAATTACTGGAGGAGATGGTTTTATTGGACGATCATGTATAGATAAATGGTCGTCGATACATAATATTACATCTTTAGATAAACTTTCTGGTGTTGATATATCTTCAGATTCTAGTATTTTAGAATCTTCAATAATTGATTGTGATATCGTATATCACCTAGCCAGTCCTGTCGGAATAGATTTGATTGATCGTCATCAAGATTCTTTTTTAAATGATATGATAAAGATGAATCTTAAAGTATTTAATTTGGTTAAAAAATATAATAAAAAAATTGTATTTTTTAGTACTTCAGAAGTTTATAAAGATTGCGATGGAGCATCAGAAAATGATAATTTAACAATAGGTTCTCCTAATATTCCTAGATGGGGTTATGCTAGCGGTAAATTAACTTCTGAATTTTTGTGTAAAAGTTTATGTCCGCAATCCGTAATTATACGACCATTTAATATTTGTGGAGCGTATGATCGTAAGGGAGTGTTATTTTCCTTTATGAATAGCATTCGTAATGAATCAGATATTTGTATTCATGGAGACGGAAATCAGGTTAGATCTTTTTGTGATATTCGTGATCTTGTTGCCTTTTTAGATATACTAAATAGTCATGAATTTAACGGAGAAATATATAATGTTGGAAATAGTGAAAATTCTATTTCAATAAATGAACTTGCTAAACTATGCATAGACATTTCTAATTCATCAGTAAAAATAAATCATGCTCCGTATTCTGATTGTTTTTCTGATAAACATCGTGATATTATATATCGAAAACCAAACTGTGCTAAAATGTATGATTTGTATAGACCGCAATACAATCTTATAGATATAATAAAGAGTATGCTATGAAAAATATTGTTGTAATTGGAGCTCACTTAGATGATGCAGAATTTGGTATGGGAGGTACCATTGCTAAACTATCCAATGACTATAATATAACTCTTTGCATTTTCTGTAAAGGAAATCGTCCAGGTTCAGAGTTTGTTCAGTCTTCTCGTGAAGATGCAATAAGAAATAATATAACAGATCTAAACATATCTGAGTATATTCAGTTAGACTATTCTGATATATCTCTTGACACGATTCCATTTATTGAAATTTCTTCGCGTATAACTAAACTTGTAGATAAAATTTCTCCGTACACAGTATTTACGCACTACTCACGAGATATTAATACGGATCATAAGATAATATCAAATGCTACACGAGTAGCATGTCGTCCAAGAGAATCATGTAGCGTACGTGAACTATATGAATATTCAATACCTGGAAGCACTGAATGGTCGTTTACTGATACAAAATTTAATACATTTTTTGATATTTCTAACTATACTAGTATAAAATATGAATGCATATCACGCTATAAAACTGAAGTAAAAACTGAGATTGACCCGTTAAATTTAGAATATATAAAACACAGAGATCTTTATTATGGTGGATTGTTTGGATATAGAGCAGCTGAACCGTTTATAAACATTTTTTCAAAGCGATGAAAAAGCAAAAAATTATTATTGCTGGATATGGAGAAATAGGTCAAGCAATACACCAATTTTATAATCAGCATGATTATGAATTAAGTATAGTCGATATTGACATATCATTATCTCAATGTCATTGCGACATCTTGCATATTTGTTTTCCATATTCTGATAATTTTATAGTTGAAGTTGAAAAATATATTTCATTATTTTCTCCCCATCTCGTTATAATACACAGCACAATATATCCTGGAACATCAGAAAATATAAAGTTTAATAATTTAGTATACTCACCAATTGTTGGTGTACATCCGCATCTACATGAATGCATAAAAATATTTAAAAAATTCGTTGCTGGAAAAACTAAGCAGTCGATCATTGAGGCGTGCAATCATTTCTCTGAACTTGGAATTGCATCTACCACGTTTAAATGCTGCAAATCGCTTGAAACCGCAAAGACTCTATGTACACTCTATTATGGTATGTGCATAGCTTTTCATGATGAAGTGCATGATTTATGTAAAAAAGAATCTATCGACTATTCAGAAGTAATGACTCTTTGGAATTCTGAATATAATTCTGGCTATAAAAAAATTGGAAAAGATAATGTGGTACGACCAGTGTTGTCTCCGGCTCATGGAAAAATTGGAGGACATTGCGTTATACCAAATGCCGAGATGATCGCTTCATATTTTAACAGTCCAATAATAGACTATGTTTTGAGATTAAAATGAAACCGACTCTAATGATACATGAATTTCAAGAAAGATATCTTGATCTTCCGTTAGAAAAATATACACTTACGTTTGACGATGGGTTATATAGTCAATATGCATTCGTCGACGAGTTGTTGAGAATAAACACAGAAAAGATATTTTTTATTAGCAGCGATATAGTCTGTCCTGAAGATCAGACTCAAGACACATCATTCATTTGTTGTAGAGATGCTCATGACAAAGCATTTGCTGGAGACTATAGCAACTATATGAAATGGTCACAGATAACCTATCTTGATGGTTTAAATAGTTGTAGAATAGGATGTCACGGTCATAAACATATTCATAATATAGTTTCTGATCCTTTAGTGATGCTTAAAGACAGTCGAAGAATGATACACACTTTTAGATGCCATCTAGGATATGTTCCAGATAGTTTTTGTTTTCCATATAATATAGAGTCTGGTATGTATAAAACTATATTACAAAAGTATGGTTTTGAACATTTTTATGGTGGAGAAAGAATAGATATAGATGAGTTATGAATATCGATGCAATTACAGTTTCAATTGACTATAGTGACTATTTAGAGCAAATAGTTAACAATAAAGATAAATTTACACGATGGTTAATTGTCACTCATTGGAGTGATAAAAAAACTATAAATTTATGTAAAAAATATAGTTTAGACTATATTCTTAGCAAGGAAATTTATGCAGATGGAGCATGTTTTGCTAAAAGCCGAGCAATAAATGAAGCTATAAGACATTTAAATCCACGAGATTGGTTGTGTGTGATTGACAGTGATTCTTTACTTCCAGATGACTTTAATAGTATTGTAGAAAACTATGCTGTTGATAAAAGCACAATCTATGGCTGTAAAAGACATAATTTAGACGGATCTTTAAAAATAGAAAATAAATTTTCATCATACATTTGGCCTGCAGGATTTTTTCAATTATGGCATACGTCTCAATTTTGTGATTATTATGTAGGAGATATGACTAATGCTGAAGGTGATATACAGCATAAAAATAGATTTGACAAGTGTGAATTATTACCATTAAAATTAGTAGATGTTCAACAGGAATTAGAATGGAAAGCAAATTGGTATGGGAGAGGAGCGGTTGGCAAAACACGACATAAACTTTATGGAAATAAACTAATATAAATAGTCTATATGGCAACGTATAGTAACATTTATATCGATCAGGGCAGCACCTATGCGTCAACTATAGACGTAAAAGACAGCAACGGTTTACCATTTAACCTTATAGGCTATCTTTCTCGTGGACAGATACGTAAGAGCTATTCTTCGTCGACCTCGACGTCATTTGCAACATCTATAAACCTTCCATTAGAAGGTAAAGTTGGTGTATCATTGACTGCCACGCAAACACGCGGCATGAAACCTGGTCGATATGTATATGATGTTGAAATATACAATTCGGGTGGACATGTCATACGTATAGCTGAAGGACAGGTAGAAATATCACCAGCCTCAACACGACCTAGTTAATATGAGCGAAAACATAATTGCTACAATAACACCAACATCTAGAATTAGTGTTTCTACTTTTTCTGAAGGTGGACGTACACTTTCAGAACTTACAGACATTGACTTACAAGGCGTAACCAATGGTTCGCTACTAATATATGACACCAACGAATTTGTCTCTCGCACTCTTTCTGGGGATGCTACGCTAAGCGCATCTGGGGTGATTACAATAAACCCGAACGCCGTGACTCTTGGTGCTGACACAACAGGAGCATATGTTTCAACAGTAACTGGTACGCTCGATCAGATAACTGTAATTGGTTCTGGAAGTGAGACCGCAAACATAACTCTCAGTCTTCCGCAATCAATCGCGACTTCTTCAAGCCCGTCATTTAATAATATTACACTCTCTGGTGTTATTAACAACTCTGACTTGACTACAAAGTTATCAACAAAAGTTGATAAGGTAGTTGGCCAGGGATTGTCTGATAGCAACTATACACTCACTGAAAAGAATAAATTAGCTGGAATAGCAGATGGAGCGACTGCAAATTCAACCGATGCGCATCTACTCAGTCGTGCAAATCATACTGGCAGTCAATCATACACAACTATAACAGGTCTTGGAACACTTGCGACTCAAAGCGGAACCTTTAGTGGCTCTTCAAGTGGCACAAATACTGGTGATCAGACTATTACTCTTGGTGGTGATGCTACTGGTAGTGGGACAGGTTTGGTAAATGTTACGCTCGCTTCAACTGGAGTGCCCGCAGGCGAGTATAACAGCAGCACAACAAGTGTCACACCATTTACGGTTGACATTAAAGGACGCATTACTGCAGTTGATACTCCAATCACTATTACTCCAAGTTGGAATTCAGTAACAGACAAACCAACTACGCTGTCTGGTTATGGAATTACAGATGCGGTAGATTTAACTAGCTCTCAAACTATAAGTGGGCATAAAGATTTTACAAGCAGTCCAACTGTTCCGCTTATACCTACTGCCGCAGGTCATGCCGCTTCAAAAGCATATGTTGATACACTCTCTGAAGGGTTGCACGTTCATGCTGCTGTGCATGCGATTCTGCAGACTCCACTTGCAACCACGATTGGTGGTGGAGTCACTATAACCTATAGTAATGGTACAAATGGAGTTGGAGCAAAATTAACAGTGTCTGCTCCAGTAACATGGACGACAGTTTTTAATGACTCTGATATTATAGTTGGCAGTCGAGTAATAATTGCAGGTCAAAGCGCAAGTGCACATAACGGCATATATGTCATTAATTCTAGCACTGAATTGATGCGAGCAGAAGATTTTAACACGCCAACTGAAATGGCTGGTGGTGATTTTGTTTTTGTCACTCATGGAACATATGCCGACACAGGTTGGGTACTTTCCGAACCGGTGACTGAGGTTGGCGCGTCTGCAGTAATATTCACGCAATTTTCCGGAGCAGGCGCCTATGAAGCTGGGGCAGGACTCTCTCGTGATGGCACAACATTTTCAGTTGTAGCAGGCACAGGTATTGCAGTTGATGGAAGTGTAAGTTTGTCAACAGTAGGCTCTCCTGGCACATATAGATCAGTGGCTGTTGACTCTTATGGTCGAATCACGTCTGGAACCAATCCAACTACGCTGTCTGGTTATGGAATTACAGATGCCGCATCTTCAACTGCTCTGAGCAATCATATTAGCGATGCTACAGTTCACCTAACAAGCACACAAAATACGCTGCTTGATGGCATTACTGTGTCTGCAGAAAAGGTTAATTATTTGACTGACGTGACATCAAATATACAAGGTCAATTAAATGTTAAACAGCCACTTGACTCTGACCTGACCGCAATTGCCGGATTGACTGGGACTAGTGGACTCCTAAGAAAAACTGGGACTGACGTCTGGACTCTTGACACAAACACATACAGCGTTTCAGGTCATACACATGGTACATCACAAATAACTGACCTGTATCAACCATCGCCACACCAGGATCCTGATGCAACTTCAAATGTAACTGTAGGTGGTACGCTCTATATAAAAGCTGGTGCACAACGCTATGAAGAGTCTGGAAATGATATTAATTGGCTTAATTATAATTCTAGCATCAATCGTTGGCAACTGGGTGATAATGTAGAAGGCGCATATGCAACTTCTACGAGTGATGGACTCTATCCATGGCTTGCAACATGGAGTGGAACTACTATTGTAAAATATTCATATCCACGAGTAGCGGGTGCTCCATTGGCATCAACCGCATCTGATGGAGTTTCAAACTACTCAGCACGTGCAGATCACGTTCATCCATTTCCAACTGCACTTCAAGTTGGAGCAGCCCCGCTAGTTGGCGGAAAGGTGCCAATGCAATATATACCATCCGAGGCAGATGACGTACTTGTGTTTTACAATAGAAGTAATTTTCCAGCAACCGGAGAGAGTGGTAAATTTTATCTAGCCCAATATGGAAGCCGTCTTAATGGCGTGTGGTATGAAGGAGGACGCACATATTATTGGGATGGTGTTTATATAGAAGTTGCCCCACTAAGCGTCTATAATCCAAGTGATGCTAATGCTCTTGCTGTTTGGGTCAACACACCAAATTTTGTTTTTGTGCCAACCAGCATTCAGAATAATAGACCGATGTATACATTATTTGATGGTCGATATTTCAACGGATATTATATGGGATATGACGTTAACAGATGGATCATATACAGCATTGGTGAAGAATACACTCTAGAAGCACAAGCTGCACCAGGCACTGAAGCCTATCCATGGTTAGCAAACTGGGGTACACCAAATTACATTACGCGGGTTGGATCCTATTCATATGATCAGTCAGTCATACCACGTAAAGGTGCAAGCATCGGCAGCAGCGGAACAAGCGGGCGCTCTGCTCGAGCAGATCATGTTCATCCACTTCCAACTGCAGCAGAAATTGGAGCAGCATCTCTCGATGACTCAAGCACAATTATAGGTCTTTCAATCTTTTTATAAAAAAAAATAAATAAAATTATGGCAACATATACAAAGCAATTATTATCGCAAAGCACAAATGGCAAGTCTATTGTTATAGCTGCCAGTGGTGCTAACACTACGACAATACACACTACACAAGCCTCATCAGATATAATGGACGAGGTATGGTTGTATGCTACAAATTCTACAGCAGCAGATATTACATTAAATGTATTGTATGGAGGAACTGATTTTTCAACTGATATTTTATTTGAAGGTGTTATTGAGGCTTATGCTGGAAATACATTAATCTGCCCTGGTTTGATATTAAAGGGAAACGGAACTGCAGGATCTTCAATTTATGGCAATGCTAGTGTTGCAAGTGGGATTAATGTTTTTGGCTATGTGAATAGGATAAGTTAATATGAGTATTCGTTACGGAAATAAAGTTGGACCGTTAGTCTCACGTAAGTCTTCTTTTTTTAAAAAGGATAGATTTGATCGACTGCGTATTAAACAACCATCACCTACTAGCTCAACATCAAGCACTTGGACACGTCCAGCTGATTGGCTAACAATGCCGACTATAATATCTTCAGAGCAAAAAATAGCTTTGTTGATGCCAGTGTTTCCGCAACAATCTAACTTTCTCGCTTTTACAATATCTGGAGCATATACAGTTGATTGGGGTGATGGTGTAACAGAAAATGTTGCATCTGGTGTTAAAGCTCAACATGAATACTCTTATACCGACCCAGATTTAAATGCCACCGTTACAAGTGATGGTTATAAAATGGCAGTTGTAGTCATTACTCCTCAAGCTGGTCAAAATATAACAAGTGTAGACTTTAACCAAAAATATGCATTAACGGGATCTACATTTCCTGATTCTTCTCCTATATTAGAAATAGTTTTATCTTGCCCAAGTTTAACAGGTTTAACTCTTGGTAATGCAACCGCTTCTTTGGCTTTTTGTAAAAATTTAGTTAGTTTTACTGGAGTTAATATGGGATTATTAACTGACTTAACTAATTCATTTGCAAATTTAGTTTCATTAAAAAATATATCCCTCAGCGGTACTACTAACGTTACTAATATGACAAGTGCATTTAGTGGTTGTTCTAGTCTTATAAGTGTATCATTGTCTGATACAGGAAGTGTTACTAATATGAATAGTATGTTTAATAATTGCAGGTCTCTTAATACTGTACCGTTATTCAATACAGCAGCTGTTACTAATATGAGTTCTATGTTTAGTGGTTGCTCTTCTCTTACAACTGTACCACTGTTTAATACAGCAGCTGTTACTAGTATGAATAGTATGTTTAGTAGTTGTACTTCTCTTACAAGCGTACCACTGTTTAATACAGCAGCTGTTACTAATATGAGTTCTATGTTTAGTGGTTGCTCTTCTCTTACAAGTGTTCCACTATTCAATACAGGGGCTGTTACTAATATGAATAGTATGTTTGCCTCTTGTTCCCGTCTTCAGACTGTACCATTATTTAACACGCAAAATGTTACTACTATGGGAGGTAATATTCCACCAGAAGGAATGTTTTTTAGCTGTAGATCACTTACAAGTGTACCACTATTCAATACAGCAGCTGTTACTAGTATGGGTAGTATGTTTTTTAGTTGTACTTCTCTTACAAGTGTACCGCTTTTTAATACAATAGCTGTTACTAATATGGTTAGTATGTTTAGTAGTTGTACTTCTCTTACAACTGTACCACTATTCAATACAGCAGCTGTTACTAATATGGTTAGTATGTTTAGTAGTTGTACTTCTCTTACAACTGTACCGTTATTCAATACAGGGGCTGTTACTAATATGGGTAGTATGTTTTTTAGTTGTACTTCTCTTACAAGTGTACCACTATTCAATACAGGGGCTGTGCAATTCACGAGTACTATGTTTAATAGTTGTACTTCTCTTACAAGCGTACCACTGTTTAATACAGCAGCTGTTACTAGTATGAATAGTATGTTTAATAGTTGTACTTCTCTTACAACTGTACCGTTATTCAATACAGGGGCTGTTACTGATATGAATAGTATGTTTAGTGGTTGCTCTTCTCTTACAACTGTACCACTGTTTAATACAGCAGCTGTTACTAATATGGGTGGTATGTTTAGTAGTTGTACTTCTCTTACAACTGTACCACTGTTTAATACAGCAGCTGTTACTAATATGGTTAGTATGTTTAGTGGTTGCTCTTCTCTTACAAGTGTACCGTTATTCAATACAGCAGCTGTTACTAATATGAGTTCTATGTTTAGTGGTTGCTCTTCTCTTACAACTGTACCGTTATTAATTTCAGGTGCTGGAACAAGTACAGGAAAGTTTGGTAGTATTTTTACAAGTTGTATATCACTTACAAGAGCAGCATTAAGCGGATCTGAATATTCAATAAGTTATAGTGGTTGTAAATTATCAAAAGAAGAATTAGAATCTATATTCAATTATCTAGACACAATAGGTGCTGCTTCTCAAACAATAACAGTAACAAACAATTGGGGAGCGCCGACACCTGTAACTCTTACAGGAACTACAACAGCTGGTAGCACAACAATAACAATGGCAAACACCACTAATATTGCTGTAGGTATGCAAATTACTGGTACTGGTTCCCCTCTTACAACAGCAAGAGCTGTTACATTTACTGATGCTGGCGATCTGGTCAACTTAGCATCACATGGTTTAAGTAATGGAGATGAAGTTTCTTTTGCAACTATAGTAACAACGACTGGTATTGTTACTAATAGAATTTATTATGTAGTCAATGCTACAGCTGGAACATTTCAAGTAGCAGCAACTCTAGGTGGTCCAGCACTAGCATTAACGATAAACGGTTCTGGAACCTTACGTTATCGTACAGAAGTTGTATCAATTAACCCCAACGTAAGCATTACAGTATCACGACAAATGGCTGCGGGGGGTGCAAATAGTTTAACATTTAGACAATTAAGAACTGGAACAGCCCTATTAAAAGGCTGGGCAGTAACAGCATAATTTTATGACATCAGGATTTTACAAAAAAGATAATGAGGAACTTTTCTATGCTCCAAACATAGTAGAAGGAAATGGGTTTGTGTTAGTAGCTCAAGACAAAGATCAATATGACTATC